CGTAACCGCAGGCTTGTATGATATACACGATTTTGCCAATATTACTTCTGTATCGGGCGGCACATTAGTTTTAACAGTTACCTATACTGATGAAAATAGCGCAAGCCAAACAGGTACTTTTTACATGCAGGGGGCAACATCATCATCTTTAAGCGTAGCCGGGGCTTACCCGTTTCCGCCGATGACCATATATGCTAAAGCAGCATCTGTGATAACTGTTGTAGCTACAATAACCGGAACGATAACTTATGATGACTACGTAACTATAACGACACTATGAACATAATTGAATCAATGGCTCCAAAACTGTTTGTGGAAACGTCCGACTTGGGGACAATATCTATGAATACTTCTTTACAGGTGTCGGCTATTAACGATAAATCGGGCAACGGAATTAACTTAGTTCAGGCCAATTCATCACATCAGCCCATAATGGTTTTGAGCGATACGAACGGCTTACCCGCACTAAGGTGTCAAACAAGTAAATACATTCAGGCTGCATCATTCTCGCTACCCATTAATTATACGATATACTTATACCTTAAACAAACCACCTTTCAGGGTACAGGAAGTATTCTAGTTCAGTTAGGAAGTGACTACCTTCATGGCTCTATTACTCAAGGGACATCAACAGACGGCGGTACTGGCTGCTTAAGCCTCATAGGGGGCAGCAACGGACAACCACGTACAAAGTTTTCCTACAAATCCGATTGGCACCTGTACCGCTATGCTAACAACGGTGGTAACGTTATAATGAGCATTGATGACGGCCCGATTTTCGGGGATATACCCAACGGGTCATATAATGTAGGCACAAACACACTCACCAATTTTATTGTAGGTGACAATACGGGGGAAGCTACCGATTTCTCCATACAGGCGGCGGTAGTTTTCGGTCATTCTGTTTCTAAAGACGAACACAAAAATGTTTGGTCGTACTTTAAACCAAAATACAAACCCGCTTTGGTAAAAACATACTTCGCTTGGGGCGATAGTATTACGCAGGGTTTCGGCATTTCTAATATTCAGAACACCTACGTTTGGTTGGTCGGAAATGGGTTGGGTGCTGATTATTTTAACGCAGGAATACCCTCAACAAATATAGGATACACGGCTACAGCCCCAAGCAACGACCTTAATTCCCTTGCAGACACGCTTGATTTAGGAATTGGCACAAGCGGCTACATTACTTTTTGTTATGCCACCAACGAAACCATAGACGCTAATTGGGGAGCATACTACCAATCTATCATACAAAGATTTTTGGACAGGGGATATGATAAAAACAAAATAGCTATTTTAACACAACTGGCATCCGCAGCCCCGGCAGTAGCTGCATCCGTGCCTTATATTCAAGCCATAGCAAGTAATTTAGGCATAAGACTTGCTGATTGTTATACACAGTGGCTTGGCACACCTAACTTAATTGGCAGCAACGGGCACCCGAACGAAGCGGGACACGCAGCTATGGCAACAACAACTTTAGCGGCACTGGCATGAAAATAGATTACACAAAAATCAGAAAAAACGGCAAACTTCTAATTGATGAGGCTGAACCTATAAAGGGAAAGGTAGTTAAAATGGTTTATAAAGACGGTAAATATCATGTGAGAGAAACCATTATTGATATATCAACCCAACAAACAAATTAAAAATGAAAAAGCTACTTTTAGTTTTGCTGCTACTTCCGTTTTTAGCCGAAGCACAAACACCGCCCATTGACTTAACCCGGTATGCCAGTCCTGCATCAAGCTATTCAAACCCATCGTGGCTGACCGCTTTAGCATGGAGCAAACTAACCTCTACGCCCACTACTGTATCAGGATATGGAATTACGGACGGCGTGGCAATAAACACGGTTTGTAATTTCTTAACCAAAACGGGTAACTACACTATTTTATCCGCTGACTTTGCTGCCTCACATCTTCCTATCCTTCACCTGTGGGCTGACTGCACGGGCGGCGCTGTAACAGTAACGCTACCGTCTGCGGCTTCTTTATCAGGTTACACTATACACGTGGGAAAAACAGACAACAGCGCAAACCTGCTGACCATATCGGGATGCTCCTACGATAATCTTATAGGTATACAAAACACGGTAAAAACATTCGTTTCAAATGGTACTAACTGGCAACAAAACTAACATGGAAGCTACAGAAAAAGAAAAGAAACTCATTAATCAGGTTTTACAGCTAAAACTATCCTTGATTGTCATTTTGGGAATTGTGGTGTGTTTTATTTTCGCCAAAGTAACCTCACCTGAATATCGGCCAATAGTGGTAAACACGCGAAGCATAGCTACCGGAACGGCTTATCAGCCAAGCACGTCAAGGTATACAATGGTGTCTGTTTCGGTGCAGGTAGCCTGCGCTTTAAGCTTAACTGGCGGTGCAGCCGGGAACGTATCCCTGCAAACAAGCCCGGACAATATCACTTATACTACCGTACAACAACTAACTAACGCTAATAGCGGTTCCCTCACCATTGGTCTGAATATAACCAATACCAATGGCGCGGTTTTAAGCGCCGTATTACCGCCTAATTATTATTATAAACTGGTGTCCGCTGCTACAACAGGTAGCCCGACATTCAGTGTTTTAACATCATCTCAAGAAGTTCAACTTTAAACTTATAATACAATGCAAAACGAGGTACAAGAACAATTTGACGCGCTAGTAGCGCAGTATGGCGCGGTAGCAGTCATAGAAGCGTATAATAACCATACGGTGCATCCAAATGGCGGAGGCTGCACCAATACAAGCTGCCCCACCGGGTATATTTGTGTGAGTGGCGTTTGTAAGCTAGACGGTGGTGGCGGATGATAAGAACCTGCCTCACTTTACTGGCTATTTGCCTGTACACTTTTTGCGTCAATTTATATATTTATGAGTTGACGCACTCTTATTGGCTGTACGACACCAAAAGGGCGTTTTATAATGCCTTTAGTTTTTTAATGCTAATATATTACATGGCCGACAGGTATAATGGCTTTAATGGGTGGTTTCACCGTAAATTCAACGAGGTTATTATACTTGTAATCGCGGTAAACAACCTGCTTTGGTTCATGAACTGGATTGGCGTATTGGGAGATGCAGAACACCCGCAGGCAATTAAATTATTCTTTGCGTTTAATGGCTCTGTTTTTGTTACCACTACAATGTTCTTGGTAGCGGGAATACGGCATAAGACTTTTAAAATGTACTGAAAAATTGGGTGTTAATACCCTATTGCCGAAACGAATTTTTTTATTAGATTAGACAGTTTAACAATGACTACTAAAATAATGACACCACCAACAAACGACACGTGGTCGCCAATTTTAAAATTTATAGAAGATGTGACACCTTGGGCAATGTGCTTTGGCCTTTTGTGGAAGGGAATCGATAAGGTTTTTAAGTATTTTTCAGAGGCTAGGGACGCGGAATTACGCAAGATAGTTCACGATGAAATGAACCCGACCATAACTGAATTGGGCGATAAAATTGCCGATTTAAGCAAAGCCATTTGGGGGTTGCAAAATAAGAAATAATGGACTTAGAACACTATGGCCCAATCGGTGTTGTTGGTATGATAGGCATCGCCGCAATAACGTGGCTTGTTAAGTTCATAAAAGACATGATTAAAGACCATAAATCTGAACGCGAAGACCTAGAACGACTGCACCGAATTGAACGGGACGATTTCAGAAAGACCATAGAGAAGCAATTCGACGAATCAAACAAGCAAACCAACAACGCTACACAAGCCTTAACAGAACTAACAACCTTACTCAAAAATAAAAAATGAGACCGCCAATGATTGAAATGCTTATTTCCCAAGTACTGTTTTGGGGCAACACAATTTTCTTTGGCAGCATAGCACGGTTATTTTACTTATCTGTAGACGGCAAAATAAGGATACTGGCTATAAACCTGTTTTCAGCCCTTACATGGCTCTTTGGCGTCGCGGGGATATATTACCTGCTTTGGGACATTAAAGTGATTGAGAACGACTATAGCATCTATATAAGGCTTATTTGTAACGCCCCTTTAATATTAGTAGCCGTACAATGGTATAGGCATGTTAAATATGGGAAATAAAGCCCGGTAGCTAAATGGACACTTACCGGGCTTTTGAGATATAATGAAAGCTATTTTAAGAACCAATTTCCAAAAGAAAGGTTTTTAAAAAGCCGCCAAAAAGGTTATAATTATCAGAACTATTTGATGCAATAGCTGGTCAAAACCAAAAATATACCAATGGAACTTATTAGCAGGGCTTTGTAGTGACGGGAACCATCCGTTCATTCTACCTTTCCAAACGTCAATTAAAAAATGGCTGATTAATTGAAATCCCATCAATTTCATCCACAGCACCGGGTTTACAACGGATAATGGTATTAAAACAAAACCAACTAAAATTGCATGAATAATAGCATGTGTGAATATCGGAATAAGCGGTTTCCCCAATCGCTTCGCATCAAGCATCCATTTTGTTGACAAATTAGTATAATCAGCTAACCAATGTGTGAGTTGAAATAGGATTAGAATTATTAGGGCTTGTTTACTCATATCATTTCAATTAAAAACTTTTTTAAATCTTCAAGTAGTTTAATAGATCGGTATTTGGCTAAAATTCTATTCCGCCTTTGTGTAACGTAGTTGTTTTTCATTTGGATTGAGTTCTTGCTTTCCACTTAATAAAGTCAATTTCCGATGGTTTACGAGCGACTAACCATTTTTGTGGAATACTATCACCGTACTTAGCTATGGCAATTCTACGTAAATCGGCATTGTAAGCATCAACACGCTGTTTCCTCGCCTCCGATTGCTTCCTGCTTTCCGGGTCGCCATATCCGGCTGTATGTTCTGCGTTCCAGTGGATGATAACGCCATCACTTTCAGTTTTTTCATAAACAGTATCAGGATGTCTGTAGCAATCTAAAAAGTACCGTTGCGCTTCGCTGTCAGGAATTGTAATGTTACCTATTTTGGTCTGCCCAAAGCAAAAGGTAGAGGTTAAGATAAGAAGTAATGTGGTGAGAGTTTTCATGGTTTTTAGTTATTTGCTGATAGGTGGTTGTTTGATTTCGCGGTAGGCGACTATGTGCTTATCTACTTGCCATCCGTGATCTTCACCAAAATCAATATAAATAGCTTTGAATATATTATTATCACTATCAATAACCTCGTACTCTCCGGTCGATGGCAAGAGTGGCATTTCGCAATAAATCCATCCGTCTTTATCTACCTGCCGCTGCCTTAATTGCCATTGAGAGCCAAATTTAGCATCAAACGAGTGTATTGAAGCGGTTATATAGTCGAATATTTGAGCATGAGTTGTGATGTCCTTTTTCATTTCAGCAAGAATATCATTAGCCAATTTGTCGGCAAATTCGTTCTTAGCCTTTTGTATTTCCTCTACCGTTTCTAGTGGTGTGGCTAATCGCTTTGCATCGGCTAGTATCTTAGCATCATATTCCGAATTGGAGTAGAAATCAAGGCTGCCACATGACGGACACGCCCCTTCATCGAACTCTCTGCCACACTCATTACAAGTGAATGTTTTATCTTCTTTCATTTCTGCTGATGGGTTAAACGTTTTCTTATATCAACCATATTAGGATTTATTGAGGCGATTAGTTCTTCTTTACGCGACCGTGTGAATGTACTCATGGATTTATATTTTTCAAATGCGACATCTTCACCATCAATTTCCTCGAAATAAACCAACTTATTCAGCATTTGAGAAGCATCAAAAAACAGCGTTGGCATTTGCTCGTAAAATTCAATAGTCTTAACAAGATCGGCGCAAAGTCCCATATGTAAATTATGGTGATCTTTGTCTGTTATGATGTAAATAAATTTTTTCATTTCTCTTTCTTTAAAAACTCCAAAAACTCTACAACGGCTTGGTAGGTAGCTTCAAGTTTGGTGGAACACCCATTTAAAGCCTTTATGCTGTTCGATTTCGCCCCTGCAACATTTAGATATACCAGTTTGATAAAATCCCGTTTCTCTTGCCGCTTCCGATTGCGACCCAAACTGCATAATAATTTTACCTTGCATATCCATTTGAATAACACCCCTGCTTCGATTATGCAAGGCGCCTGATTTACCAGCATTGATGATGTATGGTTTATATAATCCGGTTCTAAAAGCGTGTTGTTGTTGCTCTGAACGGGTAGCCCATTCTAAATTATCAACATGGTTATTCAGTTTATTACCGTCTATATGGTTTACAGTTTCCTTATTTTGGGGATTAGGGATAAAAGCATAAGCTACTAATCTATGTATGTGAGCATTTTTTTGCTTATCGCCATCCGATAAAACTATAGACTTATATCCGTTTCTGATTCCCGGCTTTAGTATTCGACCTGTTTTTGTTTTGACGCCATTCCATCCATTAACAGGTTTATCTAAACTCCTAACGTTGCCGAAATCAGATACCTCATAAAATTCACATCCTTCAACTTTTTTCCAATTTTCTTTTTTTAATTTCATCTATAACTTGTTGATATGCTTTATCAATATCAGTACAAATATAATCAATTTTCAATTTTATACAAACGGGCATTAACCATGACCATGATGTGTGATATTGCAGGTTTGAAATTGAATGAATTTCATTATATGTGCGTTTATTATGAAATGTTTCATCCAGAAACGGATATTTAGGATCAGGACAAACTTTATATGATTCGGCATAGGTGCCATCTATCGCCATGGTTGAGCCACCGTCTTTTTCTGCACACATAAATAGTGCAATGAGCAGGTTGCTTTCGTCGTATTTCGTTTCTATTGTTGTCATCGGGGTGGGGGAGTTAAGAGTCTTTTTCTGTATCGCTATTAGCTGCGGCTAATATCCATAGAACAATAGCTGCCAAGAAAATAATCGTAGAGCCTATGGCATAAGATTTCCTATGGTCGGTTTCCCATAATGAGATGTTAAACTTCGCTTCATACAAGGCAAATCCCATGTAAATAATTGAATTTATCAATATAGCTAATCCTATCAATAAAACAAATCCCTGTATAAAGTCTTTATTGGTCATTTTTTGCTCTTTCATCTTTTCTGCTGTGTTTTACCCGTTAAGGGTGGTGTTAAAGTGGCAATTGGTTAAGAAAGTCACGTAAGCGGATTAAATCGCTATCGCTACAATACCATATACGAGGCTCATCTTCATTTCCTATTACGATAAATTTGACGTTGTTTTCAAAAATATCAAAGCTAACATTATCGCCGTTTATAACTATCTCCGTTTCCCCACCCAGTAATGTAGTTGATGTTGAGGGGGTGATGAGGGTATTGATTCTGTTTTCGCACTCAATACGCATAAGTTTCATACTTGTCCAATATGATGACCCGGAACCTTTTCGCTCGTGTCTATCCATTTCGGCTTGATACAATGCACCTGCGCGGATATAATCTTCAAGTTGGTTTTTGGGTTTCCACCAATTATCACTCCACGGCCAATGCTTAGGTACTTTTGTATTGGCGTAGTCGTTATAGTCGGCAAAATCAAAATAACAATCGGCAGCGCGTTCCAATTGTCCACGATTGTGGCTATCATCATGCTTTGCAGTCCAGCCCTCTTTTTCGATTTGGCGCTGGCGTTCGGCTTGTATAATTTCTTTTCCGGTCATATCGTCTTTGGTGGTTACTATTAGTGTTTTCATTTGATTGGTTTATTTAAATTATAACTGGTTTCAATAACTTCATTTAGTGGACGGTATCTTAATTCATTTAGATCGCTATCATCGTATTGAGAAGGTGCACAAGCCGTCATATGATTAAACCAATGCAGAACATGGATAGAAGTAATTCGATTGCAAAATGGGCATCTTCTGTGCCTAAAACGTGGCCCTGTAAAGTTATCATCATGCGAACGGACTAGCTCACCGTTTGGCTGTACCCAAAATGTCTTACCGTCTTCTTTTATGTATGTATGCGCTTTGTCCATCGGGATATATTGAGTTGTTATTTGGTTGAAAGATAGAGGTTAATTTAAATTTTGGTTAATAGCGTGATTGAAATAGATGCACAGTTTTTTGGCGAACCATTCGAGTTCTTCCGATTTTTCAGGCGTCAAATCATTAAAGGTGTATCGAACCATTTCGTACTCACCATCGTTATAAAACTCTTTGTCGGCCTTTAAAATGTCAATACCTAACGAGGTACCTTCTTTAAATAAATAAGTTAGCTGATCGTCAAAGGGAATTGAGCATTCTAATATCGGATGCTCAACTTTAGTAGGATTGATGGTTACTATAAATCGGTTCATTGTCTACTTATTTAGGGCTATATCAATAATTTCAAGTGCCTTTGGTTTTGCAGGCCGTGACTTATAATCAAGGGATTGGCCTACGCCGGGCATATTGTTATTGTACCAGTCAGCATCAGCGCAAGCGGCTTCGTATTCCGACCTCATTGGTTCGCTTATTTCCTCCAGTGCCTTTTTATACCTATCCCGTTCTTCCTCAAGCGCAATAATCTTATCAGTATCCAACTTTTGCCATTTTTCGTATTCGATAATTTTGGCTTCAAGCCCGGCTGTTTGGAGGGAGGCGAAAGACAAAATACAGTAGCTGTTTTCCAATCCTCTAAACCCACTAAGGACATTTGTTACTTTTACGGTTATTGACCTACCTGAATACTCATCACCGCCATAAAAGTCATGATCTGTAATAGTGTATTCTTTTAAAATAAGTGTGTCGCCTACCTGAAAATCACGGTCGTTAAACCTAAGTTCAAAAGTCTTTTCACCGCTTAAAAGCTGGTTAAAATAGGGCTGGACTGTTTTTAGTTCGTGTGCCTTCGTTCCATTCATGGTTAATCGATTTTATTGTGAAATATTCCGTTTGCCACACTGTCAGCACACCATTCATCGGTAGCACCATTAGCTATATTTTTAACTATTACGCCAAATGTTCCGCCTAATCTGCTTGGTGAGTACACGACATTTTCATCAACAAATTCAACTACCTCGTATTGGCCGGGGCACATTCCATTCCATTTGAATTTATCGCCAATTGTTATTTTCTGCTTTCCGCCTGAAAATGCTGCTATACGCTGTTCCGCTGTCTTGGCTCCCGCCTGCTCTTTACTCATCTTTTTATGGGGGGTTAAGATTTAACGATTTGATCAAAAAATTCAGGCAGCTTAATATGGAAATAAACCACTTTCATTGTTTCGTATTTTACCTGTACTGTTTTAGTTGTTACCTTTATAATGGTTCCCGAACCAAGTCTGGGCACCTCTGTATCTTTAACACTGGTACCGATTTGATAATGCTCTTTTAACGTTTCTTTACTCATGGTGTTATTACTTTATTGGTTATGGGGGATGTGCCGTTTATGGTATAAGTGGATACCTTTCAATAAGTTCTTTAGCAAGATCAGGTAAATGATGCTTAATAGCTTCTGCATAGGCGTGTACACCAATACGGCAGGCTTTAATATGTTCCATATCGGAACCGCCAGTATCGAGACGCATAACGAAGTATTCCGAGTCTTTATCGACATCTTTTACCTCTGTTAAAAATTCAGAAGTGGTGTTTTTTCGCTTGCCGTATCGAGTGCTACTCAGGTTTAAGCCAAAATTCGGATTGGGTATTACCTTGATATTTTTTACTACATACCTTTGATGTAGTCCATTTGGGTTTTTAAGTTGACTTTCCATATCTCTTTACTTTAAATAATCGTTCTTATTCAATGCCATAAAATCATCTTCGTATAGAAAGTATTTACCTCCTGCATTATTTCTTTTACCAAGACAAACAGTGCCAACATTGTATATCCCTAATGTATCTTGAGCGATTTTAACGCTACTAAAAACTTGAATTTTATTTCCGGCTAAATCGATTTGCACTACTTTTTTGCTATTATGATGCAATTCTCCCCGCAGGCTACAATAATTCCTATCGTATTTGCCGATATTGTCTTTATAGCTTATGTTATCGTATCTCCATTGATAGCCACCTGCGCTTTGTTTTCTTCTTATAGACGAGGAAATGCCACTTTTTATATTAGCGAATGACATAGCATCGTCTATTGACTTAAATGTGGTTAAATAATCTCCATCCAAGTTGTAACAATGCACTTTTTTGGTTTTCATTAGACCAGTTATAACCGCATGTCTTATGTTTTCAGCGCAAGTACACCATTCTAAATTTTCTACGCGGTTATTTAGTTTATTACCATCGATATGGTTAATCTGTGGCTTATTTTCAGGATTTGGAATAAAGGCAGTAGCTACCAGTCTATGAATAGTAACTCTACGATGTTTTCTGACCGTTGGGTATCCATTCGTGTTTAATTCTCTCGCAAGTTCCCTATATCCAAATTTTCGGTAATGCCCAGAAGGCATTAATACTGAAAACGGATTTGCAAACACTCGCCCAAATGATGTTACTGAAAACGCATCATCGATCATCTTAACGATTTCACCATCGTAAGGTATTATACTTGATGTCATTTTTGAGCGGTTCATTTAAAATCTAATTTATTTAATCCAATTTTCTTGCCTATAAGGTCATCCAAATCTGCGTGGAGTGAGTATAGTTTTTGAAAGGCTGCGAGTTGGTTGAACGGCGGCATGTGATGGCTGATTTTAAATTCCTTCCAGCGAAAATCAAATGTCGAAATATCATAACACAAGTCCAATGTCACCCAATTTTCATTGTCGATGTCAACCGAAAACTTGTCGTTAAATTCAGCGCATCCCGCCTTAAACACCTCAACCCACTCTTCTTTTGTCAACTGGCTCAAAGGAATGACTAGGGGTTTGAAACCAATACCATTAACAAATGATTTTGCGTGACGCGGGTAATTACCTATATACGCTTTCCAGTAATTTTTATAAAGCCGAATTTCTTTTATAGGTGCAATCTTTAAACCCTTTTTTGGCTTGGCTGCAAAATCGAACGGGTGACCATCTGTGGCAAATTGCTTTTGTTCAGCTGCAAGTTCTTTGCCATTGATAATACCCTCGTACTGGCACATGATACCATACGGCAAATAGCAGGCAAGGTCTTTGAGTTCGAGTTTTTGGGCCATGGTTATTGTTTATTAAGTGCTTCAATAAGGGCGCCCGACAAACGCACCGCTTCTTCACAAATTTCAGACGGTGGCATTGGTGTGTTTACATAGGACATCATTCCCTGCATAGCCATAACCGCAAAATATTCTCGTTTGGTGAGGCCATAATGTGTATGATAATGATTCCCGCCCGTATCAGTTTCCTCAAATGGGTGCATCAGATCATTTCCTTCTGTTTTCATTTTCTTTATGGTATTTAGACTAACTTAATTTACTTTGTGAACAGATATGTATTGTCAGGCCAGTTACAATTATCATATTCTTTTTGAGTAACAGACCGCACTTGAATTACGTTCAGTCTATCGCTTTTAGCTTCACCGGAATTTTGTCCTCTCACCCATTCTCTCACAAGCCTGTCAGCATTTTCACCATTTTCAAGATAAAATTTGAAACTACAATAATGGCTTATGATGGCTTTGTAATATCTCATATCTTCTTACAACTTAATAGTTAATTCTTGGTGGGTGATAGCGATTAATAATAGTAAATGAGCCAAGTTCCCTCACCAAGTGGGCTGAAAACGATGCTAACTATTTCTGCATTTGTGCTTTCAGATTGATTAGCCCACAGAACTACGGAATTGTAGTTTTGGCTTGCTGTATTGTGTACTTTTAACTTTTTCATCTTCTTCCTTTTTTTGGGGCGTTTTAACACGCTATAGGGTTATATATTGTAGTTTTTAGTGCTTTCATTCCAAGCGTGAACACTTTCCTTTACCATTAAGTCAATAGCGCCATTATCAGCATCAGCGGCCTTTGGTTTTTTACATTCCTCATGAACAAATGTTCTCATATTAGAACTAACCACTTCTTTGCCGCATACAAGGCATTTTCTCGAATATTTCATAATCTTTTCTATTTTAAAATCCCGCCGATCTCAACATCGGCCTTACTCTTTCAATAGCCTTTACTTAGGGTGGTTAGATTTAATCAATTTTAGTCCAACTTTTTAGCTTGCCGTTTGATGTGGATTTAACCAATCCAGTACGCGCCATTTGCTTTAATTGCGTGGCAAGGTTTTTAGATGGTATGCCTGTCAATTCGGCTATCTTCCCCGTACTAGTGGGTTCTGTTGACATAAGGTTTTCCCAAATCGCCCATTGCTGTCCCCTGAATATTAAAGGGAATAATTCGTAACGACCCTGCCTGTAATAACGACCCATAGATTTACGCACATCGTCATAATTAAAGTTACGTCCTTCGTGGTAAAAGTCAAGCGTTTCGTCTAATGTTATTATTTTCATACTTCTTAATTAACAAATCAAATATCGTGAATAGTTTTGATATACGCAAATTTATTTTCGCCTAATTGCATTTTATTTTTAAATTATTTTAATTACCTTAGTAAATGCTAATCAAACTACTCACCGCACTTATATTGGCAATAGCTTTAATTGTGGTGACGCTTTCAGTTTGGGCAGAAAGGCATAATAAAGAGATATGACCAAACGTAAACGGCGTAAAATGATAAAAGGGTTTGACTGTAGCGACAATAACGATATTAACTGGCAGACCATTTCGCCTGACTTTAAATTTGTGATTATAAAAAAATCAGAGGGCGGTACTTTCACCGCTAAAACTTACGCCTATCGTTCGGGATACCTGCCAAAAACAGATTTAGTTTGGGGCGACTATCACTTTATGAAACCGGGCGTTTCGGTACAGGCGCAGCTTGATAATTACTTTAACGGGCGGGTTGCTAATTCGCTACCCCCTATATTAGATGCGGAAGTGGACGGAATTACTCCCGAAATGGTTACTGAATGGCTAACGGCTGCACAAGAAAAAACAGGACGTAAACCAATACTGTATTGTGACCCATCATTTTATAAAGATAATCTAAAAGGTACTCAATTTGATTGTTATTATTGGATAGCAGCTTGGCAACCTGAACCGCCTCATATACCGTGGACGTTGTGGCAGTTTTCACAATTTGGCGACCAACAGGGTGTGGCTCACGGAAGCTCAACTGGCGGTGATTTGGACTTAGATTATTTTAACGGGACTGTAGAACAACTGGCAGCGTTATGATTTACTTAGCTTTCATACTTGGCATGGTAGCTTGCTACGTTGATGTTATGAGAGATGTCGACAAGAAAAATGAAAAATTCTAAACTCACAATAAAAATGGCAGATTTAACACCACAACCCCAAGACGAAAAAACAAGGTCTAATATATCGTACATGTACGTTTTAGGCGCATTAATTCTTTTAGGTTATATCTTATTCCGTTGGGGGGATAAGATGGAGATACTCACCTTGATAATCGGGTTGATTGGCGGTAGCTTGCTTAATGGGCCGAACGCTGTTTACTTTGGTGGTAATACAAAGAAAGCAGACACTGCGGTTACGGGCAACAATACTAACGTGGTTAATAATCCACCACCTGCGCCAACACCTGATACACCACCTGCATCGTAAAAAAAGCCAACCACCCCTAAAGATGGTTAGCCCCACAAAACTATAAACTTATATTGCCCCTGTCGATAGGTAGTAGGCGTACCCTTTGTCTTAAATAAGCATTGGCAGGATTGGTTACCTGCAATGGCTTACTCGTGTTTACAACGAGAAAGCTCTACAAGGGCAGCCATTTTTAGTTCAAGGCTTTGAAGCGTTATCAATCCTTGTTACCTGCGTATAATTCCGCCACAATGCTTTTATCTTACTCCAAATACTTGCCCAAAATCTTATGCTTGGGCTGTTTAGTTTGGGAGTACAATATTTAAACCGTCTGCCAAAACTGTTCCCGGTGGTTTATCAACAATCCCAATATCGGTTGCAGCCGTGTTTTTTAAATCAGCTTGGTAATCCTGATAGGCTTGTTCAACAATAGTTACAGCCTCGCCAAAGGTTACCTTACCGTCTGCCGATGCTGCTTTTATGAGTGAATATACTTGGGCGGCAAGCGTTGTGTATACCTTAGAGGCGTCTGACGTCACTTTAAACGCTGCCAGTACTGATTGTTCAAAGGCAAGTATATCGGCCTCTGCGGGGTTCGCAGGAAGCTCCTGTATGCCCAATTCAAAGGCAAGTATCTTTGGAATGACGCTTACTACAGTATTGGCTATTTCTGTTGGTAACTGCGAGTGCGTTACAGCATCCGCTATATTTAAAAGAAAGCCCGTAGCCGGATTGACCAACAAGGATTTTACCGTTTGTGTAATAAAGATAGCTATTTTATTGCCGCTTTGAATGTGGTCTATAAAACCGTTTTTTAGCCAGTTCCATGCCGATACGATGTCTGAAATGAGTCCCATTTTTGATTTGATTAATGTGTATGTAAATATCCGTTTTTATTTGCTATATTAGTGTGTTGAAAGTTAGCCCCAATTGATTTTACGGGCTTGTTTAGCGCGTCGTTCTTTGGCTCTGCGTTTTTTAACCGAAGCATCGTGTGGATTGCCCCATGATATATGTCCGCCCTTAACGCCTGTTAATTGCATACGGGCTGAAACCGTTGGGCGACTTGGCGCTAAGGGCATAGTACCCAATGCGTCAAACATGGCTGCCATTCCTAAAATTCCGGCTAAATGTGGTTTTCGTGTTGTCATTTTCTATTTGTTTATGCCCCCTTATTGGTGTGGGTGCTTTTTTTTAGGTTAATTTGTATACGTTACATTTTTTTTTACAATGCGGACAGGTTTTATTATCGTCAGATTTTATCCTCGCAAAGACGCCATGTTCCGCACAATTAAGTATTATATAACTTGGATTATCTTTATAATTATCAATAATCCATTGCTGTATTGCCTGTTCTGCTTTTTTCATGATTCTTGATTTGAATATTCAAACGCTATTCGAGTTAACATAGAAATGGTATCTATATTATCGCCTTTGTTCCCGGTTAATTTATCTAACGTTACACCCGTTGCTAATATTAGTCCATACAAAAAATCCTTTACGGTTTCTTCGTAGTTATCCATATCAATAAGCGACGATCCGTTTTCGTTATCTTCAAAGCATCCGCTAAGTTCGATGGCTACCCGGACTGCTATTTGGTTAATTTCTTCTTTCATTTCCCATCCCCCTTTAAAATATCACCGCCTTGCAAAAGTGAAATTGTATCCGACTCATCCACCTTACTTACTTTCACCTGTTGTTTAGGCTCTGTTACCTTTAAAAACAAGTAGGTGGTAGCTACTAAAAGCAGGATGCAATAGAATTGCCAGCGGGTGAGCAGGGCTTTAATCATGGCTTTGTGATGTGGTTTCATGCGATGCGTTTTATAGTTACAGTTCCGTTTTTATGTTCTTCAAATTCGTACTCAAACGGTTCATTAAATTTAAAGAAGTTCTTAATCTGATTTTTTAATGAGTACACATTTACTCTTACCTGTGAGGGGTTTGGTTTGGCCAATATTGTGTCGCCGGGCTGTTTAAGTTCCTCAAAAAAGTATTTTTTATTTCCGTGTGCCATTTATAATATCTTTTATTTGCCTTGTATATTTCATTAATTGGTCAGCATCCACTTTTTGTATTTTAAAATCAGCGTATAAGATTTTTATGTAGTCTTCAATATTATCTACAACATCTTCGATTTTATTGTTCGTCACATGCAGGATGTCCATATCTACTAAAAAATCTTAAAGGTCTTAAATATCTGTCTTTAATCCAAAAACCCCACTTGTTCATAGGTTTCCCGGTTATTAATAATGTTAATGCACCACCTTTGGGTATTTCAACATAATGCGTGTGCATTGAATTTCTGTATTTAAGACTACATCTTTTTAAATACTCAACTCCATTAAGTGAAACATCTTTATAGCTACCCCTTAAAACAAAGGTAATAAACCACCACGGATGATTATGCATATATCTTTTATCATCGCTTCTAATCCACCTGTGGACGCGTATTGAATAGCCAAATAAGATAAGAACCCACCTATAGGCATAGGGGCAATTATCCTCACCTAAAGGCTCATTCCATCTTATTTGAAAATTTTTAGTCGGTATCATTTTTTATAAATTGTCAATATACCCGTGGGCTGATTTTTGTCTTTTTCAATAAACGTATTGTCCGGCAATAACTCAAATTGATAATCCTTTCCGACAAGCCACTTTCTAAACTCAATTTGCAGGGGTTCATTATTGGTTATCCAATAAGGACTTGTTAACGATGCCATCATACCTTTGTATTTAAGCATTTCGTACATTCTACCAATGTGTCTCAAATCTGCCCCTGCTTTAAATGGCGGACAGGCTATAACTATATCAAAAAGATTTTTATGCGGAGCTTTATACTCCATAAAATCCCCTTGCTGAATGTTTATCTTTATGCCTCTTACGTTTCGGTACGGATACAAAACATCGGATGCCCTAACCATGCGCTCCTTATTTAATTCCAATCCGTGAATATCCAAACCACCCATTGTATAGTGCTTTAATAGATATTCAATTATTTTACCCTCGCCAATAGACGGTTCAAGAATCTTGCTCCCATCTGTTATCGGCAATTTGCTGATTAGTTTTTTGCAAACTAAGTCAGGTGTTTCCCTTATCTGTTTCATGTCGCGTTGACTGGACTCGAACCAATGACCCCCATCGTTATCAGTAATTCCCGGCCTTTATTCAAACAATTTATTTACTTCTATCCTAAGTTTCGAACCTTAGAGATATTTTCTTTACTTTTATTCTTTAGAGGCGTTCTTTTACATCCAATATCAGAATGATGCTCTACCAACTGAGCTACAACGCGTATTTGTCTTTCGACACCACAAACATAAGTACTATTTTTAATTAATTATAATTTATTTGCAATTTAGAATGATTATAAATTACAAATACCTGTTGCAAATGTCATTCCTATTGTTTTATCTTTGGTGAAGATTTAAAACCACAAAGAAGATGAAAACATCCGACAGGATTTGGTTTAGCTACTTGGCATAGGTATGTGGAGTGCTATTATATCTTATACATGACGCCTCGCATAACCCAAACGTACATCATTCAAAAGATTTTAATACGTGGGATGGTATACTATTTGCCTTGATGTTAATAGGTATTTTGACAACATTTTTTTATTCAATATCAAAATTATTAAACCACGATAAAAAATGAAACCACAAACCACAAACTTCACCCCGTTAGCAGACCACCTGTTTTTAACGGCTAAAATTTAAAGCTATGAAACTTGTAACCACAATCGACATTAATGATATTCCTACCGAAGTGTTAGTTGAATATCGCATAACCTTTGGCGAACCCGAAATCCTGTTTATGACAGACGTTCATACGGGTAATGCTATCGCTCCCGACCTATTGGGGGAAACGGATAATTGCGCCCTATTAAATGAACTTCATGCTGCATGGTGTGATGAACGGGCTGAACGCTTTATTCCATCGACAAAGGGTTGGAGTATCTTAGGAAAGGATTTGGCTGTATGAGCCTGCGCTGTAGAATATTCGGTCATCAATGGCTTGACCTATTTAAGCACAGGCGTTGTTTACGCTGCGGTAAAACCGAAAAGAAGATACTTAAAGGTATCGTAAAGGAACTGGACGCAAACGCATCTGAAATACTTGAACTGGAAACAGATTTATTATTAATTAAAGCACGGCAAGAAACGATATGAGCAATTACGCAACTTTAAGGCAACAATGGATGGCTATGGAAGCTTTGGCTAATGAATATTGGGATGCCGGAAAATACAGGGAATCAATAGATGCCCGTAAAAAATCTTATTTGTTGTATAATGCAATGGTATGTTGTCCAAATGTTAATACGATAAAGGTATGAAAATCCTATCAGTTGTTTTGGTAGTCCTTATTTGGCTTTCCTTTAATCTGTATTGGATTAGTAGATATGGGTGGCCTTCAATGCGTGACGACTACCTTTTTAGGGATAGGTGGCAAATGTCCGCCTTTTTATATGGATACCTTGCGTGGATTATTTTCTTAATTGTAATTAATTTAAAATGAAAGCAACTAATACTTTACGAGTAGTTAAACAGGATGAACCCCGAGAAAGTTGGGCTACAGACCGAGCGTATGTTAAACCTGTTTTAACACGCCCGGAGTTCCCTATAGACAGCGAACAACCAAAGCCTGTCAGCCATATTAAGCGCAGGATAGCCGAAATAAATACACCTAAAGTTGAGCCTGTTAAAAGGACATGGTGGGAAAGGTTGTTTAAATGAAACTGCCGCCACATATCATTTATAAGCCTTACGGTTATCATAACTGCAAGAAATTTGGCTGTTATTTAAATATGATTACCAATAAAACAATACCAGTTGATAAAATAACCGATTACCTTAAACAACAAAAGCCAATGGTTTATTGGTACACTTTATAAAGTTGGAAAAAACGTCAAAATAGGCAAAGTTAAGTACTACATAAGTTTACAGGAATTTAAAAATAGACAAAAATGAAGCCAAGCACAAATTTAATATTTTTAGTTTTTATCGTTTTAGGACTAACACTCCCCGTTGTGTTGGCTATCTATTTTCATTCGGGTTGGTATTTGTTGGGATGGATTTTAATAAGTAGTGTTGAAATTAAAGATACAGGCAATGAGCAAAAGTAAAAACACTTCTCTTTCAGATTGGAACAAAAAAGGGCTGATTATGGTTGGTAATGGGTTGGTAAAATCAGAAGATTTAGTTGACCCAAACCCAATTAAAATTGAGCCGTTTGCGCCAATTTCTGAAAACAAAAAAATACGTAACGCTACTAAAACAGTTGTTGACGGAGTTAAATTTGATAGCCTGCTTGAAAAATACATGTACGACCTGCTACGGGGCGCTAAGATTGAATTTGAATTTCAAAAGGTATATGTACTTCAAGAAAAGTTTCGTTACGGCAAAGAGGCTGTAAGGGCTATTACGTTGACGGTGGATTTTTTTGTACCGTTGCTGTTTAATGAGGCGATAATTATAGATACTAAAGGTTTCGCTAATGATGTTGCGCCCTTAAAGATGAAATTACTCAAACGGCTATTGTACGACCATTACGAAAATCACTATTACGCAAAGTTGCCTAAAATCGAAATTCCAAAGAACAAAAAAGAAGCGGAACTATTACTAAATCGCTTACTTTATGACGATAAATATAAGCATTAAAACTTTGAAAACCAAATGATTATACGTAAATTAACATTATTAAAAAGCAACAATTTAAAAATTACAACGATGGCAATTAAAGCACAAGAAATTCAGCAACGAGAACTAATCCCGGCAGGCAACTATGTAGCGGTTTGTTGGAAGATGTTACAAATCGGCACCATTGATAACGTCTATCAGGGCGTCACCTCAAAAAAGCCTATGGTACGCATAGGATGGGAACTTTCCGATGAGCTAAAAATTTGGAAAGAGGGCGAAGTAGCCAAACCCTATGCGATTGAAAAAGAGTATACCTTGTTTATGACCGACAAATCTAATTTAAGAAAAGATTTACAGTCATGGCGCGGGGCTGCCTTTACCGACAAAGAAGCACAAGACTTTGATATAACAAAATTGGTAGGCGCACCCTGCCTGCTTAACATCATTCACAAAACCAATGATGCGGGTACTAAAACCTATGAGCAAATTGCAGGCATTACACCGCTACCAAAAAGCGTACCAAAACCCAAAATGTTTAACCCGGCACAAGTGCTATCCTTTGATGCGTGGGATGAACATATTTTTCAATCGCAACCTGACTTTATTAAGGCTAAAATTGTAAGCAGCCTTGAATATCAGGATATGATTAATCCTCATAAGGATGAATTTATTGACGAAAAGGGGAAACCAATATACAATTCAGCTACAGAAAATATAGAGGACGATTTGCCTTTCTAACTATTAGTTAACTTTATAATCCCAAAGTTAATAATGCTTTGGGATTATTCCAAATTTATTTTATCATGGGACAATCAAAAAACGACTTTATGAATCTACAGGAACAAGGTCGGGAATACAACGAAATGTTAAACGAGCGCAAAGAGATATTGCCCTTTAATCGTAACAGCCTTTTAAACGCTTCTAAAGCCTCTTTAAAAGAGATAGCGCAGGGAATTATAGCTGATATAGCCGAGGGCAACAAAGACCCGTTAGAAGTGCTTATAATGGCTAAAAAGGGCTTAGAACTTTTCGGAGCTATCGAGGAAAACGCCAAACACTATGTTTACGGCAAGCAGTATGAAAAACAAAGCCTTTACGGGTGTGAAATAGAACCCGCATCGTTGGGCACAAAGTTTGATTATTCGGGTTGTAATGACCACGAATTAGACCAACTTGAACAAATGGCACTATCGGCTAACAACGCTGTTAAAGACAGGCAGAATTTTTTAAAGGCCATTAATAAATCGGCTAATTTGGTAGACGTGTCAACTGGTGAGGTTTATACAGCATACCCTCCGGTGAAAACACAAACGGCAGGCTATAAAATTTCGATAAAGTAATGGCATATAGTTTAAAAGATATTTGCGACCAAATAGGAGCAGCGTTAAGCCAAAAGATAGACCATTCAAACCCTGATGAAATATTAGGTAAAATGAACGAGCTTACAAGCCTGTTAGGAAGCTCCAGCGAGGCCGTTTCGGTGGCAGAGGGCAAGTATAACCAAAAATTAATGGAGCTTGCAGAGGACACTCAATTTGCCAAATTAACGGCTACCGATAAAAAGATGGTATTCGGTGGCCGGGCAAAGTTAGAGATTTATTACGTCACCTTAACTGAACGCCAAAACGCAGCACTTACGCATGGCATAGACGGATTAAGGAGTATGCTAAGTTATATTAAATCCGAAATGCAAAACCTACCTCAAAACTAACAATCTGAAATGTTTTAAATTAAAAATGATATGGAAAACGCAGACAAAATTTGGATAGCCAGTAAGTACGCTGAAAAAGGCTATGGCTATGAACAACTCAAATATAGTGATGACTTATATGGTCAGGAAGATTTGGCCGATGAAGTTTATGACTATATGTTGGAGTATAAAGAAATTGGCTCACGGGCATTTCGTGAAAAATATAAGGACTTTAAACTTTATCCATAATGCAGCTCCCCGGCCATATCGTCAAAAAGAACGCTAACTGGTTTTTAAACACCAAAACCGGGAAGTACATTCATGTTGACCGTATCGAAGCATGGGCTGAAAACTATTGGAAGTATCATAGTAGTGAAAATGTTTTTGTACGTGTAAAATACGAAAAAAATGTTAAACTGGCAAAGAAAAGATGGGATTTAGATTAATAAAAAAGATTTGGTTAATTCAACTTTTTATTTTAAATTAGCCTATGAAATAATTAAGGCATAGTTTTTGTAAGGTTAGAGCTACAGAAACCATGCACACGCATTAAACATTGCCCGATTGTAGCTCTAACATACATCGGGCTTTTTTAATTTTATGGAAACTCTTTCCTGTAATAAATGCGGCCTTGTTGATGATTATACAATATCAGACAGGGGTGTTCATAAAACCGCCTTTTGCAATGGTTGCGGTTCATACATCAAAAATGTAGCGTATCAGCCCCCGGCGTTATATTTCGGTAAGTATTCCGGTCGTGAAATCAAGTCCCTTACTTCTGATGAGGAAGTACGCTATCTTCAATGGCTTACTATACAAACGTGGCTAAAGCCTAAAGTCAAAGAACAAGTTGATGCCCACTTAAAAACTGTTTAATCATGGCAAAGGATACCTTTTACTTTAGCCACGATTATAACGCTCGTAATGACCCTAAATTACAAAAAGTTTTGATGAAATTAGGGCATACTGGCAAAAGTATTTTTTGGGATTTAATCGAAATGCTCTATGAACAAGACGGCTATTTAAAACTATCAGAATGCGAAAACTATGCGTTCGCATTGCGAACGGAATGCGATTGCATTACGTCTTTAATTAATGACTTTAATTTGTTCAAAAAAGATGGCGAGAACTTCTGGTCAGATAGCGTATTATTGCGTATATCTAAGCGAAATGAAAAATCTGTAAAGACCTCATTATCAGCAAAGAAAAGATGGGAAAATGCGAACGCATTGCGAACGCATTGCGAAAGCAATGCTATTAAAGGAAATATAACTATACCTGTTAATAGTGGAAAAGAAAGTTTAACTTACTACAGAAAGTTTGCGCATCTTGCGATAACTCACGACGAATTTATTAAACTACAGGACGCTGGATTTACAAAAAATCAGATTGATGGAATTTTAGACGACATTGAAAATTACAAGGAAAATAAAAAATACAAATCACTCTATCTTACCGCAAGCAAGTGGTTGAAAAAAGACGTTTCAAATGAACCCAAAAAAGTAACCCCTATTTTTTCGATTGATGAACCGTTGCCGACTAGGCAAGTAAAACCCGCTTTTTGATGCAAAGCTATTCAGGCATACAGAACATCCCCGGACTGCAAATCATTCCAATCAATGATAAAAAAATTCCGTTGGTTGAAAAATGGGAAAGTAGTACGGTTAAACATGAAATCTCAAAATGCTATGGTATCGGCCTTGTGTGCGGTAAAATATCAGGGAATGTAGAAGCAATCGACATAGACCTAAAATATGATTTGACGGGCAGGTTGTTTACCGAGTATAAAAAAACTGTTCTCGAAATATCGCCGGAGTTGCTAAAAAAATTGACCGTTCAAAAAACAGTTAGCGGCGGTTATCACTTTATTTACCGATGTGAAACCATTGAGGGTAATAAAAAATTAGCCCAGCGATATGCCACAGAAACCGAAAAACAAAACGGTGACAAAATAAAAGTACTTTTTGAAACACGGGGCGAACATGGTTATATCGCTTGCTATCCTACGCCGGGGTATGAATTGATTTACGGGACTTTTGAAAATATTCAAACCATAACCCCAGCCGAGCGGGAAACGCTTTTTAATGTAGCGTATAGCTTTAATGAGGTTGTTAAAGAATATCGACCCCCGGTAATTAATCAGCGCAAACAAATCAAAGGATTAAAGCCAAGCGAAGATTATAACGAACGAGGGGATGTTGTAGGATTGCTTTGTGAATACGGATGGTCGGTAGTTGGTAGAAAAGGGAGTAAAGTTTTACTTAAAAGACCGGGGGATACCAAAGCAATTCATTCCGGTAATTATGATGAGGAAAAAAGGTGGTTTAGTGTTTTTACCACATCGACAGAGTTTGAAGCGCAAACACCATATCAACCCTATGCGGTTTATTGCCTGTTAAAATGCGGTGGTGACTTTACGAAAGTTCCTAAAATGCTGTATGATGAGGGATATGGAGAACGGATTGAAGATGCCAAAGAAATATCTATTCCAAGCATTGTTGATACATCCGACGATGATTTATCGTTTTTGGCTACGCCAGACGACTATGAGGAATATTTAGAACGGTGGAGAAGTGGAACGTTTGAAATGGGTAAATCTACTGGAATACCTACACTGGACAAACATTTTTTATTCAAAGAGGGTAATTTGGTTATTATAAATGGGATTGATAACGTGGGTAAATCTTCGGTGGCGTGGTATCTTTCAATGCTTGCAGCAATATTGCACGGGTGGCGTTCTTTGATATTTAGTTCAGAAAATAGGGTGGGTGGAATAGTTCGCAAGTTGATTGAATTTTATTGGAGCGAACCAATAGATGGTATGAGCGACGAAAAGTTTCAAATAGCAAAAAAATTTGTAAGCGAAAACTTCGATATTATAAAATGCTCTGAAAAGATGTACAACTATCAGGATATTTTAAACATGACCGTTAAGGCTATGGGTAAAAAAACCTATAAAATGTTACTGATTGACCCTTACAATTCTTTAAAGGTCGATATTCCGGCTAAGTCAAAACAGGGCGTTTATGACTATCATTATGAGGCCGCAAGTGTGTTACAATTATTTGCGAAAAAAAATAATATTTCCGTATATTTAAATTGCCACGTGGGTACGCCGGGCGCAAGGAACAAGGATAAATCAGGATATACCCGTGCGCCACAGAAAGAAGATACCGAGGGTGGTGTAATGTTTGGTAACAAAGCGGACGAGTTTATAACCATACACCGGGTTACACAGCATGAAACGGACTGGATGTACACAGAATTTCATGTGAGGAAAGTTAAAGAAACAGAAACCGGGGGGCGAGTAACATTCTTTGCTAACCCGGTAGATTTAAAAATGGTAAACTGCTATTCTGGATTTGAAACCGTACCTAGTCGTACAAATGGATTAAGCGGTTACAACCCGATATTGGAGTATCACAAAAGAAAAGAACCTGTTAAAATAATTGACATAACCGTTTCACGCCGGGAATTTGAACTTGAACCGAACTATGATTTTGATGCAAAAGCCCCATTCTGAAATATTAGAAACTATTAAAAAATTGCGTAATTTACCTTTTGGTGAATGGTTTTCGGTTAAAAATAAAGCGGGAGAAGATTTAACAAATCAGATCAAAGAACTAATTGATGGCGGCGAACAATTTGAACTAAGCAACGACTATAAGCGATTTAAGCGACTATTTGACCCATTTATTTAAACTTTACAACAAATACAATACTAACCTTTAAACAATTATGGATGCTAATATTTATTGCGGACTTGACTTCGATACTCAATTAGAGTTTAGGTACAAGCTACCAATAGGCGAAGCCGGGGCAATAACCCGAACCGTATTTGATTATTTGGGCGTGGACTTATTAATGGCAACCAGTAAAGGCCGATACAGGCACGAAGTGGAAGCCCGGCAAATAGCCATGTATATTTTAACCTTAAAAACACACGCCAGTTTAAAAGAGATAGGGCGGTACTTCGGGGGGCGTGACCACAGCACGGTAATTTACGCAAAGGAAACAGTTTTAGACTTAATGGACACTAACAAGTTTTTTAAGCATAAGGTAGAGGAAATTTTAGCATTAGTAAGCCATGACGAAATTGAAACGGGGGACGCAGTTCCTGCATGATGGAAAACCTGTTTGGGTTGAAAGGGATTTAGAGAACGGTCAGGTTTTGGTCTGTGACGCTATTGATTGATAAAAATATTTTTCTTATCTTTATATCGCTTGTTAACAATGTTTATGCAGACAACAGATTTACATATTTAGAATATACTGGACGCGCAGAAGCAACCATCCTTCATAGGCATTGTTGACAAGCCTTTTGCGTGTTCCAGTTAATTTATTATGGGAAGGAAGTTATGTTTAAATTGCCAAGAAAAATGGACACTTTCTACGTATTGTTCAAAAGATTGCTATAAAGAATATAGAAAATCAATGGCTTTAAGGAATAATTTAGAGAGAAAAAATTGCTTGCATTGTGGAAATGAATTTCAGCCAACTACAGACGCTAATCTATATTGTTCGCACAGGTGTTGCACACTTTTTAATAGGGCGCGATTGCAAAAAACCAAAATGAGCGATTTTTCAATATTTCATCGGGATGGATTTAGATGTATTTATTGTGGTAAATCCTCAATTGAGGATGGGGTTAAGTTAAACGTAGAACATATTAACCCTATTGTAATTGGAGGATTAACGGTTATGGATAATTTAATAACTGCCTGTCAGGGATGTAATGTTTCCAAAAACATCACCGTTCTTGCACCCGATATTGTTATTAGGATTATTAACGTTGTTTTAAGTAGAAACAAAGGTTTGAATATTAAACAGTTTGCCCAACTTGAGAAACAATTATTAACACTACAGGGATTGCACAAAGGCAGAATTGATAAATTAGTAAAAAATTCATGATGAACCCAAGACCAAAGAGAGGAAAAGAATATATTTTTGAGGGCGAAACATGGTACCTAAATAATATCCGCCCTGATGGGCTTTACTGCCTCTGTAATAAACGTTCTATGCTACCGGTGGACACATACACCACAATTGACCCAAAATTGATTGTAGAGCCTAAAAACCACCTTAAACGCAATGTGTCCAAAACAGTTGAAAGGCTAAACAACAAAAGCGATTTAGATAAATGGTATGAGAGCCAAGACGTACCCGAAAGATGCGAGAACTGCAACCAAAAGCTAAACGCATTTAACAAGTGGGCTAAACGCTGTGTTACGGCTCATATTGTGCCCAAAAGTTTATTCCCCGAAGTTGCCACGCATCCGTCAAACCGGGCGTTTATGGGGGTTGCTCTTTTTAGTGATTGCAGTTGCCATAATACTTTCGACCACTTAGACGCGGACACCCGTAAACAAATGCCAATATACCCAAAAATAGTTGAACGGGTGAAACTTTTTATACACCTGATACCCGAAAATAAGTTAAACAGATTAAAGAAATATCTTGGTTTAAACGATTAAAATAGTTATATTGCATTATGGCATCTAATGTTTGGCGTCCAACTATGGAACGGTTTAATGAGAGATACGAGGTTAATTCAGAAACGGGTTGTTGGGAGTGGATTAGGGGCATTATAGGCACAGGTTACGGGGCTTTTCGTTTTAATAAAAAAGTGTGCCAAGCACATCGGGTAAGTTACCAACTATTTATTGGGGACATTAATCAATTCAATGTTTAACATAAATGCGATAATCCGCGTTGTGTGAATCCATTTCATCTGTTCGCGGGGACACAGCGAGAGAATGTACTGGACGCCCAAGCAAAAGGAAGGCGTCCAACAAAGGGGATACCTAAAAAAAGAAATAGAAAAATGGTTAACGGACGCTTAGTTACTGTTCGAGAAGCGCAGCCCTGAAAAGCGCGACCCGCAGGGGAACGCCCAAAAGGCACAAAAAAACCAACCTTTTTTAGGGGCTGGTCTATAAGGGGGTGAAAGCCTTAACCTTTTTTTAAATTAAGTTCATTAACAATACTTTTACGATTAGCCCACCCAAAGTGAAGCATGGTACAAAGAGCACAGCAGAATAGACTTATTGCTACTTCTCTTATAATTAATTCAAGTGTTTCCATTTCTTTTTAATTTTAGGTTTTAAATTATGTGAGGTTATTGGTTTTGTTAAGGTATCTTTTACAGTCCACCCATTTCTAATTCTAGTGTATATCGTATTTTTTGAAATGCCCACCTCTTTACTCCATTCAGAGGTGCTTTGAGTTTTGCCGTTAAATTCTACCAAAATAGTATTTCTTTGATTGTTGGCCTGTTGATAAGCGGTTGCCCACCTGCAATTGCCGGGTTCGTAGTTACCGTTTGTATCAATTCTGTCAATGGTGTGTTTTGGGGTTGGCTTTTGTCCCATATCTTCTATGAAAGCAGTAAAACTATTTTTCCACTGATCACACACAGACACACCCCTACCACCGTATAAATGATAATAAGCGTTTTTAGGAGAGTAGCATCTTTGTTTCATCGCAGCCCAAGAGCGATATTCAGAGGTATTGTATTTGCCATGTGTCACCCCTCCCCACACATGTTTGCAACCGCATGAAAATATCTTTCTCTTGTTTTTGTCGAAAATATAGCAAAGAGCAAGGTATGTATTACCACAGTCACACTTGCATTCCAAGAAGGTACGCCTCCAACGTTCGCCAGTGCACATTTTTGTCACTATTTTTATCGGAGTTAAAAAATCCTTCTTTACTCCAATTAAGTGGGAATAATCTTTTTTCATGTTTTATTTTTTTTATTCAAATATACTAAATAAAAACAGTAAAAAAATGAAAGGATACCTGTTATTTTGTGGTTTTTAAATTTGTAAGTAAACTAATTATTGCTTATATTTAAGTTTAGTTCTTTGACAGGTTAAAAGTCAAACTTCTTTTTAAGAAACTCGTAGAGTTCACGGGCTTCCTGTCTTTTAAGCCACTTACGTACTGTAGTTTCGGAATTTGATATTTCAAACTCAATATCATTATCTGAATCATCAAATGTGACCCAAAAATCCTCTTTTATTTCTAAAATTTCCATGTGGTTTTTTATTTATGGGTGATAGGGTGAATTAGTTAATAGCTTGCTTTAAATCTTTAATTACGATTTTGAGCATTTAGGCTTTAGCTTTGAACCAATTGGAGTCCATTGGGTTACAATCATCCGCATGTTGGCGATAATCTTTGGCTTGATTTTCGTATTTAATAATCAAACTTTCTATACGTGCCTTATTAAATGTTTTCATCTTTACATGTTTTTAAGCTGCATACTTTGATTTTTTAGCTATTTCAGTCAGTAAGTGTTCGGCATAAGATTTAAAGCCTTTAAAGCCCTTATCCAGTCCTTCTTTGATTAAGCAATCAACTATCGAATCAGAGAGTTGAATATTGCGTACATTTTCTTTTTTTGCCATTGTTTTATTGATTTAAATTAGTTATATTTAAGAGTTATTAATGGTGAATTAATAGTAGATGTTATTTGAAAAGTTAGTATTTTCTAAAATAGTTTATTGGTGCGGGTAATTTGCTTGCTGATTTAGCTATCCTAACCCCGAACATATCAACCATAAAGTCGCGACATTTATCAGAGCAAACAGAGCGCTTAGTCCTGTTACCGCCGTAGTTATGGAAGTAATGTTTAGCCATATCGGATTGATATTCACAGCCACAAACGTTACAAGTAAGCATCGTAACGGGTTTTTCAGTTGATATCCTTTCAATCTCAATGATTGTTTTAAGGTCAATAACGTCAACTTGCGTACCTATGCGTTTAACGTCTTTGTTTTGTCCGCCAGTTGTCAAAGACTTTTGCACAAGCTGTTTACTAATTGCAAGAGCCTCTTCTTTCGGTGAAAGATTATCCGCTATTTCTATCTTTATTGTTTTCATAACTTGAAAAGTTAGGTTAATTTTTTATATCCATTGACGAATAGCTGACCTTGCCACAAGGTTCGTAACGCGCCTATTTTAGAACGTGTACCGTCTTTGTTAGGGATGCGGTATCCATACACAACATCGTATTCGTTGCGTTCGTGCATTACCTTAGAAGCGCCAGGTGTGCAAATATCAACCGTTTCGGTTATGCCATTAGGCCAAGTAATTTCAATCCTGTCACCCTCGTTTAATAAATGGCTATCATGGGCGTATTTCTTTATTAACAGCCTTTTTTGTTTTTTCAGTTCAGCGATATTATCGTCAATGTTCATTATCTCATTAAAGAGAGATACACCGTTTTCGGTGTGTTTTTGTAGATACGCCTTATGTTCGTCGTTTGTCATGTTAATACCCTCTTTTAAGTATAGTTTTTGCTCTTCTGTGACACCACATTTGAAACCAAACTCCGGCCATACAGAAAGCAACCCAATAATATAAAACCCTTTCATGTTCCCATAAATGGTTAAATCCATCCCTGTAGGTAAGGTAAGCGACCGGAAGCACATACACGATGTGAACCAGTACAAAGCAAGCATATCCAAGCGGACGCGCACGCCAAATTATTTCAGCCTGTTCGTAGTTCATACCGTAGGATTTGAGTAATATTTATCGGGTTGAATATAATGCCCTTGATTATTATATCCGGCACTATGGCAAAGCCTGACTTCGGCTGACTGTTGTTTGGCTATATCTACAGCCGTTTTCCAATCAATGTTACCGAGGTAAGTTTGCGGACATTCTGACCAGTGCAGGCCTAAAATCTTTACGGTCATGTAAGTGTGATCTTTTTTCATAATTTTAAATGTTAAGTTATTGATTAGTAACCTGTTTACATCATGAATGTATCGTTTTCGTTTAACAGGTTAGGGTAAAGGGTTAAGCGTATTAGCCTATTATTGAAATTTGACCACCTGATACGTAATACTCAAAGCCGCTGCCATCAGTGCCGGAAACATAGTAGATAGGCACATAGAATGAACGGTAATAATTCCCGGCATCATAGTAACCATAAAATGTAATGGTTTTAAAGTTGGTAATAGCGTCTTGTTCACGGTAGCCGAAAGGATTGTTTTTGCGCTCCATGCCTCGTGGGGTTTTCCACTGATTTAAAAGCCAATCATAGCCCTTTTGAACCTGTTCAGCATCGAGGCTAACTTCTGAACATTCTAAAGCCTCGTCTATTAATCCCTTTAGTTCGGGCTTATTATTCAGGCATGACATCATGTAGGTTAATTGATTATTACTTTCCAGTTGCCCGGCTTTGATAGCCTCTATCAGCTTGTCAAAGTTTTTGGTAGTTTTGATTGTAGTTTGCATAATTTTGTGGTTTTAAATATTTTAGCGACTGTATCAGGAATCGAACCTGAAAGGATAACCGTTACAGTCTGTAGGGGGATTAGTCGCGGTCTGTAATATCACCAGCACTAATCCAAGTCCAACGCATTAAATTATCTTCGTGGTTAGTTAATTCAAAATCATCCCATGCTCCATACTCGCGTAATTCTTTAATAAGTTGGTCGGGGTTGATATTTTTTAATTGTCTAGCTACGTATGGTTTAGCCATTATGCGCTTTACATCGTCATCGCATTGACCGCTGTGTGAGCAATCTTGAGCATCTATACGGGTTAATTTTAAGTCATTACCGTAGTTTGACATATTCCAAAGTGTTTTCATAATTTTGTGATTTTTAGCCCCTGTTTGTGTCACGAACACATCGTTACCTTAGTTAACAGGGTTATACATTTTTTCTCTTAATTGAGACACCTTCAAAGAACTAAAGCGAAAACAGATCGTTTTCTACTGCCTTAAGCGCGAACCCCTAAGAGTGTCGCGCTGGCAGACTGCTAAGACTTAGCAGAACTTAGAGTATCTTAGTCCCATAGTGACTCATTATGACAAACGTCACTTTCGTAATCCATTGGGTTTTCTGTAAATGTAAAGCGTTCTCCAACAGGTAAGGCCGTAAACAGATAGGTCAAATCGGTATGATTAGACCAATTAACCCACGGACCGATATATTCATTACCATTACTAAAGTTTTTTCTAATAGCTCGGAAATAGTTTCCGATTAACCTGCATTCACCAATAGCTATACAGTCATTGTAGCGGTTAATTTCAAAGATGTGGGTAACGTTTAAGGATTTCATTTTGCTAAGTTTTAATCTGTCATCCATTTGACAATATAAATATAACTACTAAAACGTAATTGTCAATACTAAAGTTGCATTATTATTATAACTAATTGAATATCAATCAAATTAATTTTTCATTTGCATTTACAAAATATAATAATTACCTTTATGTATGCAAATAAATGAGATAACTGGAGCATTAAAAAACCGCCGGAAGGAGCTAAAACTAACCCTACAGGACGTAGCAATCAAGATAGGCAAGAAACGCCAGTATGTAGCAACTGTAGAAAACGGCGCAAACGTCAAATTAGGCGCTCTAATCAATCATTGTGAAGCATTAAACCTAAACCTAACGTTGACTGAAAACGTGCCTTACAAAGCGGAATAACGCCTATATTTCCACAGTAATAAAAGACTAAAAGTTTAGCCCTACTAAACAAAGTATAGTATCACACAGAAAGAAACAAGTATTTAAACAGTTAGATAACTATCTAATTACTCCAACACTTTTGTTTACAAATACTAAACTAAGTTTACAAGTCATAGTTAAAAGCAACAATACACAATCAATCCAAGTATAATCATAGGACATTGACCTAATTTGTTGGTGGTGATAAACCATTTTCAACAGCCAAACAGCCGCATTTAAGCCATTTTAATACCAACAAACCAATAATTTATTTGTCTCATAACAGAATAATAGTTATCTTTAAACATGGAAAATGAAGTATTTAAACCCTGCAAACAGGATAATAAATTCCTGATTGGTAATTATGGGACACTAAAACGCACCGACGAAACAATCATCAAGCGTTATGGGACAGCTATTGTAAGGGGAGCAGTTAAACCCGATGGCTATAAAATGTACTGGATTGCTGGCAAGTGGGAGTATGCGCATAGGTTAGTTGGTCAGCATTTTATACCCAATCCTGACAACCTGCCGGAGATAAACCATTACGATGGCAATAAGCTAAATAATTATGAGACAAATCTAGAATGGGTTACACACAGCCAAAACCATAAACACAGGTTTGAGGTATTAGGTCATAAGATGCCACAAGGTGAAGATCATTATAATTTTGGTAGAGAAGTACCACAAACAACAAGAAAGTTAATGAGCGAGGCTAAAATAGGCTCTAAACACCCGAAGTTTAAAGGATGGTATTGTTATGGTGGCGAACGATACGGTTCAAGTTATGAAGCTGCCAAAGCAACTGGCTTTAATTATAAGACATTAACACGATACGCCAAAGATAATATAAACGGTTGGAGTTATGAGACGGTTTAACCACTATCATGGTCATTCCAAAAAGTAATACTTATAACACCCTGTTACCAGTTTATTTTGCTTCACCGGGGCAGTAACAGTTTGGTTGCTTTGGTGCTGTTCAAAAAGTTAGGGGGTGGGGGTAGGTAGCCCCCCGGGTATGTTACCACCCCCGGTGTCTTGGTTACAGAATAGGGGATAGTCCCCCTCACTAAAAGACAGACTACTATTTTACACCGCCTATTGTAAATACGGAATAAGGTAGTTAGATTTGGGCATGGCAAAGAAAAAAGACGGAGGTAAAAAGGCTGCACAGCCTGCACCAAAAATGCTCAAGGAGGTTAAGATAACCGCTAAAAGACCCAAACATACCGAAGAAAAGGTTTTAGTTAAGGGAGGCACGGTAGCAAAAAGGCGAGTAGACTCTTTAAATCGAGCGGGATGGGGTAAGGCCGTTGGAGCCGGAAGCAAGGATAGGTACGGTAACACTACCTATGGTGCTGATGCCAGCGATGCGATTAAAAAAGGATTACAAGGGAGTAAAAAGAAGTGATGCGGTGTCATTCGGTGCATGACCGAAGGGGTATTGTGTGGGTAAAAATAGACGGAAAAAAATATAAAGTGATGGAAAAAGTAACCATTGATATAAACTCAAATGTAGCTGACCTGCAAACAGCGGTAGCTAACTTTCAAACGGCGTTTGCCGCTTTACAGGGTAGTACGCTGGCTAACTTGACACAGGCTTTGGCTGACTTAGATACGGCACAGCAAGCTATTGCTGCCTTTCAGTTGAGCTTTACGGTAAGTACTGAACCTGCTGCATAAAAAATCCGTTCCCTATTTCAAAGAACGGTCGCCTGCTAAGTAATTAGCGGGATTTTTTATGAACCCGAAACTATGGTAGACAGCGAGTCGCTAACTAAAATAATATGGTTCTCTCCCTCGTTGTTAGACGGCCAGTTTGCATAAATAGCGGTGTTAATATTTGCTGATGCCGCAGGATTAGACTGCCGTTGCGCTAATGTGGCGTTTTGTGCAGGCCGTGAAAAGTGGTCTGCATTGATGGCCATTACCGATGCTGACGTAAAAGCTGTTGAGTCGAGTACGTAAGCGGTTACTGAAATGAGCTTGCCCATAGTTTTATATTTTTGTTTTTTTCTTGTAAATATGGGAAATAGTTACGACATTTACAAACAGCAATCAGGTTATAATGAAACACCCAATCAAAAATATTCCCGTCAGTCTTTACGGTGTTTTCATCACTGATTGCTTAGTTATGTCTTATCCGTGGCTGACGGGTCTTTTTAAACGGTAAAATCATGGAAGAAGAAAAAGAACTACCTTATTACGGTATTTGTAAAACGGTAATACTGGAAGCAAAGATGCAGGCATTACACCTTGCTGAAAACCTGAACGAGTCCGATGTAAACTTAAACTTGGCGGGTAAAAAGGAAATATTGGCCGATGCCAAAGAAATATTCGATTGGTTTATGGAGGGCATGGCTGAATGATAGGTAAGTCAAAGCACAAAAAGTTACGTACCTTTTATAAGGTATGGGCAACTAGTCATGGGAGTAATATAGAGTCCGTAAAGCAAGATATAGATTCGTTTTTAGACAGAAAGGATTTTATTCCCGAAAAAGAAATAGTATCCATACAAACGTTCTTAAATAGCAATGACTCATATTCAACAGTTATAGTATACACTGAAACTGAATTATTATGAGTCTTATAGTAATGGCTTGCTATGACACCGAAGACAACGGTCGTTCCCAATACACCAAAGAAACTTTGATGGGACTACGTGATACGGTTGACTTTAAAAAGCACCGACTTATTATAAGCGATAACGGCAGTTGTGAGGAAACGCAGGAAATATTACGCAAGTTAGCCCCTCTCTGTAACGCCCACGTCATTCATAATGGGGAAAACTTAGGCACAGCCAAAGCGGTAAATAAAGGTATGAAGATGCGTAGGACGGGGGAAAATGTGATAAAACTTGACAACGATATAGTTATCCATAGTTCGGGGTGGGTTGATGAAATGGAAGAAGCCATTAATCGTGACCCTGCCATTGGTATCATCGGGCTTAAAAGAAAAGATATAGACTTTAACGGTCAGGTATTGATGTTACCGCATATTTCAGGACAAAGGTGGATAATGGTGGAACGTGGCGGTAGTATTATGGGTACTTGCACAATGTTTAACCACATGATGATTGATAAAATAGGGGCGATGTCACAGCCGGGTCTTTATGGTTTTGACGATTGCCTATATTGCCTTAGGTCTGAACTGGCAGGATTTTGGAACTGCTACTTACCACATATTAATATTGACCATATTGATACCGGGGCTAATCCACAAACACAAGTTAAATGGGGATTGGCAGGTGCTGTTTGGGACGAGTATCATAAATGGCACGAAGAATATATCAATGGTACACGACAGCTATGGGAGAACTTTGAATGAAATGTAAATTAATAACCACCGTCAGCGACCCAACTCATACGGGTTGGCTAACCCTAAAATACTCACTAGAAAAGTTTGGATGGGATTACGAGATATGCGGGACAGAGTATCACCAATTTGGTTCAAAGATGGTCAATGCTTATAGCTACGCCAAGACTACCGATTGCACCCACCTGTTTATTGTCGATGCTTATGACGTGGTGGTTTTGGGAACAATGGATGAAGCATTGAGTAAGGTATTTAATATGGAGTGCATTTTGTTTGGTTCTGAAATCAATGCGTGGCCTTATGAGCAATGGGCATATTTGTATCCTGAATCTAATAGTAGGTACAAATATCTTAATGGCGGCTTGGCGTTTGTTTGTGTTAAGGAATTTATCAATATGTTTGAGGATAATCCTATAACATCTGAATCAAATGACCAAGTTATATTGGCAAAAACGTTCCTAATAAATAGGAGAGAGTACCAAATGTTTTTGGACACTAATTGCGATGTTTTTCAAAATTTATGTATGACCACTTGGAATGACTTTGATTTTATAGATGGTCGAATAATTAATAAGGAAACCGGTACAAATCCTGTATTTTGCCATTTTAACGGCAAACATGACGGAAGTAAAATAATTGAACTTTTATGACCATAACCGACATAAAAGAAAACTGGACTGACACTAAAATATTTCACAAAGAAATTAATGATTACTTCGTGGAGTGTGTCAACTCTAATACCGAACTACGTGACCACCGTGACCTTATAAACGAAAATGAGTGGGGATTTGGCGAGAAAAGTTTTTGGTGGTTATGGAAGTTAATTTTAGAAGAACTACCTGACGATGCAAAACTATTAGAAATTGGTGTTTACTGCGGTGCTACGCTATCCTTGTGGCGACTATTAAAGCCAAAAGCCTATATTTATGGGGTTTCACCGCTTAATAATAGTGATGGGTATAAAGAAAAGGACTACTGGAAACTAATATGTACCGTACATAAAACATTTAATCAAGACCCGCCGATAATAATAAACGAGTATAGCCAAAATGAATGGGCTATCAAGGGAGTTAATAATCACTCTCCATTTGATGTAATTTACGTGGACGGCGACCATTCGTATGACGGGTGTATGGCTGACTTGATTAACTATTCGCCAATGGTAACTAAAGGAGGATACTTAGTAATTGACGACGCCGGACGATATTTTGACTTGCCTGATGGTATGTATTCAGGACACGAAGCTGTATCAAATGCGGTAAGGGATTGGGATAAAGAGGGATTTGAATTTCAGTTTAGTTTGTGTCATATCGTAGTTTATAGGAAGAAATGAAGCCAAAAATACTAACATTTTGCTTAGACAAGCGTGATACCACGGCTTTTTGGCGCGGAACCTTCCATGCGTACATCAATCACAAGGATTTTGAGATAAAAGACATATCCGATAATAAGATATTTGATTGGACAACCTTTTTAGGGTATTCAATCCTATGGATACAAAGACCATTTGGACGGGAACACACACAGGTTATAACGGCAGCAAAAAACATGGGTCTTAAAATCATATTAGACTATGACGACGACCTGACTTGCGTGGATATGTACAACCCTACTTACGAACTATATAAATCAAACCAAGCTAATTTGCAAACATGCCTACAACTGTCCGATGAAATTTGGACATCAACAGAAAGTATTAAGCAATCCTATCTTCCTTTTAATAAAAACATTCACGTTATACCCAACGCCCACAATAACTATATATTCAATATAAAACTTAAACGCCTTTTTGCACCAAATAAAACCGTATACTATAGAGGTGGTGGCTCACATCAAGCCGATGTTATGCAGGTAGCCGATACTTTGGTTAAGGTAATAAATGATAGCCCCGAATGGACTTTTATGTTTCAGGGCGATAGATTTACTTATATTGAGCAAAGAACTGGCGATAACCACCACATTATACCGCCAATGACAATATTGGAATTTTTCAGATATTTGAACGAAACCAATCCCTGTGCTATGATATTTCCACTATGTGATACGATTTTTAATCGGGGAAAGAGCAATATAAGCTGGTTAGAGGCTTCGTATTCGGGCGCAGCGTTCTTTGGTAATACAAGACTACCCGAATTTAATAAGGAGTTTATTTTACCAATAGAGGCTTTTGGAAATGAATGGGATATGCCTTTACTGGAAAGAATGAACCACGAATCATGGGAATATATCTGTGACGAACTTTTACTATCCAATATAAATAAACTACGTGTTAACCGCATACTTGAAAACTTATGACGGACGCAGACATAAAACCACGGGAAAGACGAAGCATAAGAGGTTTCGCAATAGACCGTATGAAGAAAAGCCTTAAAAATAAAGACAAGGAGATAAAACGTCTTGAATTTAAGGTACTGGACTACATCGTAAAGTTAAACAGGGAGAAAGAACGCTACAAAAAACTACAAGCATACTACGACAATCAAGGTAAAAAGTTCCAAGACATAGGCAAAAAGTCAAGCAAGAACGCACACCTTGAAATCATCATGCGTTCCATTATTTGCTATCATAACCTTTCAGAAGACGGCACATTCTCATTCAAAGAATTTGCGATATTAGTTTCAGGGTATCAGTACGAACATTTCACTCTAAAAAACATACTGGAAAGGGCTGACAGGTGGTACGGCATTAAGGGGGATATACAGGCCATGATAGACACCGGGTTTGTAAAAAAAGAAGGAAGGATGAAATACTACCTTACCGTTTCCGGTCAGGACAGGCTTAACGAGATTTTAGACTACGTGTATAATCAGAAGTTAATTAAGGTAAGGATAGCAAAAAGGATGAACAGATGATAGCGAATAAAGGCACATACTTACTTTCACCTATACTTCACAAGGACAGTTATCAACTGACTGATGACATCACCATAGCTATTGATAAGTCATTTGAGAATAATTTAAGGGAACGCAACCCACAGTTAGGCATGGTAGAAGCCGTGCCGGAAGATAACTGGCTTAATCTTGAAGTTGGTGACACGGTAGCAGTTAATCATTTTACTTTTTACGGTGATATAGGCAAGGATAAATCTTTCGAGTTCCGTGACCACTTCGAATTAAACGGAAAAAAGTATTTCAGGTCTACTGACTTTCAAATGTTCTTCAAATACAATAACCAAACACCGGAAACTTTCCCTAATTATATCCTTTGCAGCTACGACATAGAGGTGGAAGAACACTTTGGCGTTTACTTCGGTGAAAAGCAGACGATACGTTGCACACACGGAGTATACGAGGGAAAAGAAGTATTGGTTTTGAAAAATGCAATGTATCTCATAACTTTAGACAAAAAAAGTTACTATAAAGTAAGAATGGACGAAGTAGTTTGGGTTAACGGAAAGGTAGTTGGTGAAAACCTGTTGGTAAGACGACTTCCCGAAAAGGAGCATGAGATATTCACCCTAAAGACCAACAACCAAACCGCCATAGCTCTTACGTCCTTAAACGACATCATGGTAGGTGATGTTTTGCAGATTTACCGCAATCAGGGTATAGAAACACCACAAGGCTATTGTATACCCTATGAAAGTATTATTGGTGTGTGGAATGACCATGAAGCTAAAAACATACATCATTTAAAACCAGTGGCATGAGCGAAAAAGTTTCACCCGTAAGAAAGTTGATTAAATCTATAGAATCCTTTTGGGAGGCATACGCTGATAATTTAGACTCCGTAGCCAAAGGAGAAGAAATAAAATATGTCATAGAAGATAGGATGGTAGAAACTGTTCTTAAAATGACAAAAGAAATAACTAGTTTTGAACAACTTGAAAAAATAGCTAACCCTGAATTAAAACTACGAGAATTAGCCGTTGAACAAAAACCTATTGAGAATATGTTCGAACATGCAGTAAAGAAGGTGAGTAGAAATGGCAACACAAAGGTTTAATTTATGGAAATCCACTTGGTACGAAACACCTGAAATACCCCCCTTAAAAAAAATAAGAGGTAGCCACCTTAAACTTCAAGACCAAGTATGGACGCGGCATACTGAATACAAGCAGTGGAATTGGAATGACGACCCCAAAAAGGGCGCAATGTGGTGGGATAAACCATCACCCGGTCAGCTTGAATGGTATTACGACGAAATAGACAGGATTTTGCATGGTGAATGGGTAATGATAGAAGGAAGACCCGTTTATTTAAACCTGTTCGCATATTTCTATTTTCAATGGTTTGTTACCAAAGAAGGGTTTTACCCTAAGTTTAAAGATACCTGCATCAGCTTCATGTACTTCATGGAGCATGTGTTTTTTAAAAATCATAAATGCAGGGGTGGAAATACCATGAAGGGTAGGCGTAAGCACGTTTCCACCATGTGCATGTCTATTATGCTTCAATTTGGTCTTATTAAGCAAAATATTGAAGAAGGTATTACTTCAATGGCTGCTAAAGACGCTGAAAAGATATTTCAATTAATGCTTGTTAATGGGTATTCACGACTTCCTAACTTCTTAAAGCCTCGTATCAGCGGAACAGACGACCCAAAAACAACGCTGCATATTACTAAGCAGGCAGGTAAAATAACCAAAGACCAAGCCACGGGCGCAAGTAAGGACGGATTAAACAATAGGATAGAGTGGCGCGCACCAAAATCAAACGTATTTGACGGTGACGGACTATGGTTTTTGCTACTGGATGAATGTCTACACCCCGACACTAAAATACTTTGTGAGGGATATATTTTTAGACCAATAAAAGATATTAAAATAGGTGACTTAGTTTATGTTGAAGGAGGTAAATTATTACCTGTTATGCAAAAATTTGAAGGTTATGATGAAATGTATCGTATTCATCAACCATATTCAAAAGATTATATAGTTTCCTCTAGGCATAGATTGTACTTAGAGCAAAGATGTAAGGTTGACAGTATAAAAGATGACGGAATAAAGTATTATACACCAGAACAGTTTATAAAATTAGGAAAGTATAGAAAAAGAACTACACATGGATTAAGAAGTTTGGGTTTAGTTTTTCCTGAAAAAGAAATGCTTATTGACCCGTATATTTTTGGAGCGTGGATAGGGGATGGCAGGTATACTGGGCTATCTTTTATATGTAATTTTGTTGATGAGCCTGAATTGTTATCACATCTTGTTAATTACGGTCAGCAAAAGGGATATATAACAACAGTTAATCCAATAAGTTACTGTAAAAAAGCCGTGTGGGTTATATATAATCTTAATAAAAAGCATGGTAGTGTTAATTACTTAACAACAGAACTTAAACGACTTGGCGTTTATAAAAACAAAAGGATACCAACCGATTATTTACACAATTCACGAGAAAATAGGCTTAAACTACTTGCCGGATTAATAGATACGGATGGGCACGCCTCTAAAGGCAAACGACACGGTTCAATAACTTTTGCTATGTCAAAAATGGGTATAATAGAAGATATTTCATTTTTGGCTAAAAGTTTAGGTTTTTCCGTATCCAATATAAAGTACGCTAAATCAAATTTTGGTTCGGATACATGGAAACTATCCATTAGCGGTGACTTATCAACAATACCAACCATTGTAAAAAGGAAAAATTTTAATAAGTATGAAAAGCAGTATGCTTTTAGAAGGAATAGAATTGAAATAAGTAAATTAGGTATAGGTCAGTATATTGGTATACAGGTAAAGGCGGATTGCGATGAAGATAGGAGGTTAATATTAGAAGACTTTACTATAACTATGAATTGTGGTAAATGGCCTACAGATGTACCCATAGATGAATATTTGGAGATTGCATCCAATATTATTACAGCAGGTGAGGAAATGGGGCGAATAGTCTGCATCACTACTGTAAACAAAGGAGATAAGGGTGGTACACGATATAAAATCGTTTGGGATGGTTCAGATCAGGACGACCTAGATGAATTGGGGCAAACTAAAAATAAACTCATTCAATATTTCATCCCCGGCTACATGGGTGGCAGGGATTTGGGATGGGTTGATAAGTTTGGAAATTCGGTTTGGGACACCCCGACAGAGGCGCAGACAGAATGGTTGAAAAACGACCCCTATACGCTTGACCCATACATGGGGTGCAAAGCATACTGTGAGTTACAGCGAAGATTAAAAGCTGATGACCCCGAAAAGCTACAGGAAGAAATACGAATGTTTCCCTTTACACCCGAAGAAGTTTTCAGGGGCGCTAATAATTCCTGTTATTTTAACATAAAAGACTTGAATGACCAAGTTGAACGGGTAGAAGCAAAATTAGAATACGCTTCGCTATATCGAAAAGGTTTATTCAGGGCAAGTTCAAATGGTGATGCTTATTTTGAAGATGCTGAATTGGGAACGCCAAATGAAAGTCCTGAATTTATGTGGTACTTTCTTGATTTACCCGAACAAAAAGATGCTAACAAATACACTTGGATAGGCGGTCACAGGACACCCACAAATACCGATTGGGGTGTAGCTGGCGCTGACTTAATCAACAACTCCGAAACTACCGCAGAGAAAGGCTCTGACGCCTCTATTTGTATTTTTAAGCGGTACAATGCTTTAGACCCCGATAATTCAGGTATGATAGCGGGACTTGGTATAGGCAGGCCAAGTTCAGTAGCATTTATGCATGAACAACTCTTTCTTTGTTTACGGTATTGCGGTATAAAAGCACTTATAGAACGCTCCCCTATAACGTGGTATGACTATGCTTTAGATAAAAAATTATTAGGGTACTGTGTTAAAACCAATTTAAAAATAACAGGTGAGGAGCGCTACGGTATTGCCGCGCAGGATGGAGAGGGTAGGGAACAACATTTAACGGAAATGATTGAGTACGCATCTGCCAACGTAGGGAAAATTTGGTATTTAAGAGTATTAAGAGATATGTTCGGATTTAACGTTAAAGAACGTACTTTGTACGATGCTTGCATGTCCTTTGGATACGCACTCATGGGGTTGAAGGACAAGCACCGTCAAATGGTTCATGATGAAGATACCGTTCAAATGTACAGGATATATGACCTTAGAGCAAAATATGGTAAAAGAACAGCTTAGTAACAAAAATAGTCATTATAAATATTTGGAATAATGTTTTATATTTACGATTATTTTTTTCATAGATGCCAGACGTAGAAAATTCTAATTATAAGGGTCAGTTCCCAAGCCCTATAATGCCCCGTGAGGAATTGAACAAGCCCGAAACGGGCTATCAGACGGCACAGGCTATTTATAATTCCTGTATATGGGGCGAGAATAGCTACTACGGTATCCGAAACACACAATTTGCCGACAACCGAGTTTTTGGCGCAGGTAAACAACCATTTCAGACTTATTTGGACATATTAGGGGTTGACGGGAAAGCCTCTTATATGAACTATGATTATCATCCCCGTCCAATAGCACCCAAATTCCGAAATATTCTCGTCAATGACATTATGGCTCGTTTGGAGAGCGTGGACTGTACAGGATTAGCACAGGGTATTCAGCAGCGCAAGGACGACAAGAAGAACGAAATGGCGTTCAAAATGAAGCATGGCGACTTCGTGCAGGCGGCAGAACAATCAACCGGAATGAAACTATCGCCTGACAATGACTTTCAGCCGGAAACAGACGATGAGCTGGAATTATGGGCAGGGTTAAACGATAAAGAGAAAGAAGAAACGCTGATGTCAGAGGGCGTTTCATTCATTTTAGAGAATAACGGTCAGGAAGCCACGAAAAAATTATTGGCAGAAGACTTGGTAGACTGTGGGTTAGCCTGCGAGTTCACGGGTTTTAATGGTAGGAAAAGGATAGTAAGCAAAAGAATACGCCCCGAATACTTGGTTTACGGCACGACACTAACGTTAAACTTTAGAAACATACCCTACGTAGGTCACGTTGAGCGCATATCTATACTGGACGTAAGGCTAATGTACCCCGAATATCCTGAAAAACAACTGTATAAATTAGCTTATCAATTTAAAGGATTTTACGGAAACCCCGATACTTTGGTTGACTTTATAGCAGACTACGAAATATCCTATACACGTCCTTACGACTCATTTTTAATTGACGTGTTATTTTTTAGGTACAAAGTACAAAAGGAAATCAATTATACTAAAGGCGAAGATATTTACGGTAACAAAATTGTCGAATATCGTGTCATTAAAGACAATCCCAAGAAGAAAAACTACAAACAATATATCCCCACTTGGTATCAGGGTGCTTGGTTAATCGGAGCGACCGATGTTTTGGAGTGGAAAGAAATGCCTAACCTGATAAGAAACAACGAAGATGTTGAAGATGTAATGTCGGGTTACGCTTTGTATATGCTGAATAACGATGGCGATATGTTGCCTGTTTCACCTATGCAAAGCATTAAGTCCTCTATTATTCAGATGGATTTATCTATACTAAGGATGCAGAACGTATTGGCTAAAGTTGCGCCACCGGGGGTAAAAATAGATTTGGACGCTGTTACCGAAATGGATTTGGGTACAGGAAGCAAGTCTATCGGATACATGAAACTACGTGAATTGTACCAAGAAACAGGTGACATTCCGTGGCGTAGTTCTAAAATATCAGGTGATAGGGTAAACATGCCACCTGTAGAGCAAATCATTTCTTCTTACGGAAATATGCTATCAGAGCAGATAGCGGTGTATAACTTTGAACTAAATAATATCAGGGACTATTTAGGCATTAATGAGGTTAAGGACGGAAGCGGTGTTCCGTCAAGAATAGGGCTAGGCGTTATGCAGGGACAGGTACAAGCCTCAAATATGTCCACAGCGCACATTTATAACGGCTATGTAAGCATTTTAACCGATACGGCTAAGTCAATAGCCATTTTGCTTTGGGATGCCTTAAACACGCCCGAAACCAACGATATGTACATTAGGCTATTGGGAAAGTCCAATGCTGACTTCATTAAGTACAACAAGGAATTAACCAAATCAAACTACCTGACCAAAATATCGGTAAATATGAACGCAGAGGATATGCAATGGCTAAGTGAGTTTTTAACTACAGCAGTGCAGCAGAAACAAATGATGCCTGACGATGCTATGATGGTTAAGAAGTACTGCAAGTTTGATATGGAGTATGGCATACGCTATCTGACTTTCATTCAAAAGAAGCGTATGAAAGAGCAGCAACAAGCTCAACAGCAAATGGCTAAACAGCAACAACAGGCCACCGCGCAACAGGCACAGCAGCAAATGCAGATGAAGGAACAATCAGATGCAGCAAGCGATAAGCGTGAAATGGTTAAGGTAGAGAAGAAAACAAGTGGCGAACACATGAATAAGCTGCAAGACCTTATCAACCAATCGTTACTATTAGCGCAACAAGGTAAGGGTAAACTCCCGGTTTATGTGCAAAACCTAATAGCAAATCAGGAAGCCTTGCAGCAAAATCAGCTTGAAATGAAGATTGCTGAAATGGAAGCATCGTTAGAAGAACACGATTTGCAAATGACGCAGATAGCCCAACAGAACCAAATGCAACAAGCCGCACAGCAGCAACAAAATCAACAGCAGGGACAGGGGCAGCCACAAGTCGCGTAAAATAAATTTGGTTCATTATAACTTTTTGTTATACCTTAGTAATAAATTGATTAAACTTTATGGCAGCAGCAGGACTTTCAGAACTTGAACAGGAATTTTATAAGGACATTATTGAAGGAAATGGTGGCGGTGATGAGGATAAAGAAAAACAAAACCAACAGGACGACGATGCTGCAAAAGCAGCCCAAGAACTTGCTGATAAGCAAGCCGCTAATGCTAAGTTAATCGAAGAACAGGAAGCAGCCAATCAATCTAAAATAGCCGATGAATTAGCCAAGAAAGAGGAAGAAGAAAGAAAGGTTAAAGAGGCGCAGACTGCTATACAAACCAAATCCAACAAAAAGTATGTTTCCATAGATGACGAGAAATCAATCTATGAAATGCTTGACAAAAAGTATCGCCCCGACCGCATGAAGCCCGAAGAAAAGGCTTTGGCATTTATAGCAAAGGAAAATCCGGGATTGGAGGACGACGAATTAATGTTCATAGCATCTTCTGAATATGGAATAGGCGTCACCAAGCCCGACGAAGCAGAATTAACCGATGAACAGGTTATTGCCCTTAAAAAGCAGGATATAGCCCGTAAACAGCTTTTTCTAAAGGCAGATAACTATTTTAAGGACGAGGCAAGCAAGATAGAGTTAAACGCAGTTGACCCTATTGAGGACAACGAGGAATTTAAAACCTATCGCCAACAGCAGGCAGAACAGGCGCAACGCCAAGCAGAACAAGAACAAAATTTACAAAACACCATACAGCAAATAACAAAAGCTACCAATTCAATTTCCGAGTTATCAGTACCGACAGAAATAGACATCGACGACCGCAAGTTCGCGGTTGATGTTAAATTTAAGGTCGATGCTGATAAGCAAAAGCAATTAATTGACTACTCTAAACGCTACTCCCCTACAGACGCGGAGATAGCACAGTTTACAGACACAGAAGGCAAGTTCGACTTCAAATCGTATCAGGCAGAGTTAGCCAACCGTCTTTTCTACAAGGATATTGTTAAGGCAGCGCTCCGTCAGGGCTTATCACAGGACAGGGAAGCATTTATCGAAAAAGAACTCAAAAATTCCACGTTAAGGAATAATGATGTTTCTGAAACGGTAGACAAACCTTTTGACTTTGTTAGTTACTATTATGATAACTATGCCGGGAAATAATTAACAGATTTTTCGAACTTTTAAATCAACAACAAAATGGCACAACCGGGTGGACAAAACCCCTCACAAATAACATTAGGACTTACGCCGGGCTTAAACTATCAGTTTGAATCCGACCTTTCCATGCTTGTACCGAGGGCTTATCCAAAATTTATCAAGCAATTTCCTTCACTGGCATCAAAAAATTACATTGTACTACGTGAAGCGCAGAACGCAGGTCTTTACACTGCAAATAAACAATTCTACCAGTGGACACAAAAAGGTAAGAACGCACCTGCTTTTCAGGTAGCTACTACCGCTAATCCGGGCGCATCGTCAGGAACCATTACCTGCTCCACTGCTTACCAGTTTGACAACAACACCCTTTCCCCTTTTGGCAACGGTCTTTATTTCCGTAACCAAACAAGCGGTCAGGTAGTTCAGTTGACAAACGTGGTAAATGCAGGCGGTGCTACTACAGCTACAGCCACCACCACTGATGGAAGCAACCTGTTAATCAACGCTACCGATATTATGACTTGGTCAGCAACGGTAGTGGGTGAAGCATCGGGAAGCCAAACAACAATGGCAACTGTGGACGTTAAGGTAACGAACTATTGCGCTACCATCAAAACTACGCAGACATTTACCGATTGGTCAATGTTCGAGCGTTTGGATATTCCAAACAACCCGTCAGGTTTCGACCGTATTCGTTTCCGTCAGCAGGCAGATGAACGCGACCGTTTCCTATTCCAACAGGAAGACCTTTTGATGTTTGGCAAGCCGATGACCAATATATCGGGTGTGACCAACAACCACACAGGTTTGATACCTAACATGCAGGCTAACGCCACAACTGATACGGTGTCAACCATTGTGAATCAGGCGTACTTCGACAATATCCGTAGGAACGTTGACGCACAGGGGTATTCCATGAACTACGACTGCTTGCTTAACATCGAGCTTCGTATCAAGTGGGAAAACTTCATGATGTCAACCTACAACGCGGGTACTTTGGTACTGGCAAACAGGGACGCATTTATGGGAGAAGGTGCAGAAATCAACAGGAATTTCAAGGCTTACGAGCTTCACGGCATCCAATTGAACTTCATGACTTACGACTACTTCTCTATCGCCAACGTGTTCGGTGGACAGCCAAACAGCGGCTTGTACAACAACGCCTGCGCAATGATACCTCGCGGTGACGGTGTTAACCCGGAAGATGGTACTAACGTGCCGCGTTTCCAAGTAAGGTGGCAGGGAGTGAGCGAAGGTGCTTCGGCAATTAAACTTCGTCTGACAGGCGGTTACGCACCCGTACCGACAAATGATACTGAAAACTTGGTTGTATCGACCGTGGCTACCAAAGGCTTACAGGCTTTTGGCATCAACGGATACCAATGGCTGCAATTAGCAAGCTAAAATAAAGCAAGGGTGGGCAATGTCGCTCACCCTTAATTCTTTGACATCATGCAACAATCACCAGTAACCCGGAAACCCGTGCGTATGGGCAGACCTCCAAAAAAAAGAGAGGAAGAACCCCAACAGAACGACACCCCGGAGAAAATTGATTTAGGGTTTGAAATTGACCCGACAAAGGTTTACATTTTTGAAACCTTAAAAAAATCAGAGATACCGCGCTATGAAAATTTAGGCGCAACAACAAAGGCTTTTGACCCGGAAGAAAAAAGATACCGGGACTTACGCTACGTTGCTACAGCACCAAGTATTTTCCCCGAAGAATGGGACGAAAGTTTCTTGGAAAGACCCGAAGAACCTTTGGGCTTTTGGCGCAATCAATTAACCGTATTGGGCGAGGATATTCGTAAGATAGAATACATTTTCAATCATCCCCTTTACGACCAATCCCCTTTCCGGGTGATGAACCGACCTGCCATGTATACTTTGGTAGACAAGGAAGTTCAGGAACAAATAAAGGCAAAAAGACACGCTACCGAAAAGAGGGCTTTGGATGCTATAGCGGATATGGCTATAGAAGATTTAAGACCCATTGCAAGGGTAGTATTCGGCATAACAGAAACGTCCGACTTGGCTATTGTAAATGCCATGAATGAGTTTGTCAAAAAAGACAAGCAGGGCACAAAGCAAAGCAACGCAGAAAAGGTGCTTGACAACCTTACAAATAAAAGGCTGCACAGGGAGTTCAATATACAATGGGGTATTGATAACGGAGTGCTTACCGTAAACAGGGATAAGGGCGAAGTAATGATGGGCGATACCTTAGTAACGCATTTAAATACCAAAAATGCCATAAAAGAGTTGGTAGAGTACTCCCTATCAGACGCAGGTAAAAACTGGTATATATTGCTTCGATCAAAAGTAAAACTTACCTTAGAGTAAGATTTAGGTGAATAGTGGTTAGGTTTGGCCGGGGTAGTGGTTTTCCCCGGCTTTTTTTAATGATGCCACATGGTAGTAAATACAATGAACCATCCTATGATGGCTAAAATAATAGCAAATCCACGAAAACCCCAAGAGTAAGGTGCGGTTGGCGGGTATGCGAAAGCTGCAAGCGTGAAAACTATCGTACTCACGATTACCCAAATGGTTGTGATATTCATAATAAAATAACAAAATTGAAATAAAAAAGTTTTGTTATATTTGGTCATGGCAAATGTTAGCATAGACGCTGTTCATACCTTAGTTTATTCGATAGCGGCTAAACAAATAGCGGCATTTCCAAGCCCGGCAGAATTTAACGAATACGCTAATTTAGCAAACATCGACCTTTTCAACTATTACAATGACGAAAGGGAAAAGCTACTGGTAAAAGTCAAACAGGGAGAGAAGATTTTCGTCCCACCTGTGTTATCAACTTTTGTTCAATACAATGTTGTTTTAGGGCAGTCGGGTAATGTTTTAACACAACCCGACGATTATTTATACGACCTTCAATTAACAAGCGCATCCACTACATTATATACTAAAGTTGATTACGATAAGGTTGCTAATTATCTTAATAGTACGATTGACGCACCAACTACGGATAATCCTATATACGTTGAATTGCCGGATACCTTTGAAATTTATCCAACATTAACCAATAATCATTTAACTTACTTAGGTCAGCCGCCAGCAGTTTTATGGAACTATTCATTAGTAAATGGTCGTCCGGTTTATAACCCAACGGGGACTTTAGACTTCGGGTGGCAAGGCACTGAAATATACCGCTTATCGGCTCGTATTTTAAAGTATATGTCAATTTCGATTAAAGACGACGAATTGATGCAGGCAGCACAACAAATGGAACAGGGAGCATCGTAATGGCACTAACTACAAAAAAAGAATTAGTTCAGGAAATAGCATATGCCCTATACGGTGGTATGCCATCTGCAGACCGTGCCATTTCAGACCAATACATACTAAGACAGGTAAATGACGAAATAGCGGCAGCGGCAGTTAAATCAGCCTTTGGTACGTATAATTTAGACGGCTGTGTTTGTGCTGACGATATATTCAGAATAACCTATACGGCACTACCTGTGACGCTTAACACTATTTCGGGATATTATACCACCCCGCTTCCTGCACAACCCGTAGGACTACCATCAAACCGTTCTTTTGAAATATACGCACCTGCCAATCGTGGTGGCGCACAGTCAACTCTATTTAAAATGATAACCCGTAGCGAAGTGCAGTTTGTAAGAAGTTTGCCATCTATAAAAAAGGTGTGGTGCTTTGTCGATAACGGAAATATTAATTTTATTGACAGCTATCAGATAATGGCAACTTATCCCACCATAGCTATGTCGGTAGTAACATCGGGCGCAAATGACTTAAACGCATTTTTAAACCTTCCCGACGATATGATAGGTGAGATACACCAAAAGATTTATGGAGAACTAAGGCAGTTGATAACCATTCAAGATACGTCACCACTACCGGCAATGGATTCACCACAACCGAGGGGTTAAAAATATATTATAACTTTTTGTTATAATGATTATATTTGAGTGATGGATATAAACTCACTTTCCCCGCTTATCACACTGGACGAGATAGTTAATAACTTCCTCGACATGCACCAAATGCCCCAAAGCAAGTACAGGCGCATTTATTCAATGGCAATAAGAGGGTATCGTTTATTCTACCGTGACAGTTTGGGCATACCAAAACAGGTGACTTTACCAATTTTAGCCAACGGAACAAGCGTACTGCCAACGGACTGCATGAGTAATATTTCAATAGGCGTACTTAATCAACGTGGTGAAATAGCAAGTTTAACCTACGACCAACTTTTATCCATAACCGATAGCACTTCAAACGACAGGTATAGCCAACAAACAGAAGGAACATTGGTAGATAACGACCAAATGTTATTTTCGCTACAGGACGGTGTTAATGTGGGATATGCGGGGTACGGTGGCTTCGGTTCGTTGGGCGTTGGTTCGCAACCCGTAATAGGATTTTACAATATTGATTGGGCTAACAGGGTTATTATCTATAACTTTCACACGCAGCAAACAGAGGTAATTTTTGAATACTTGGCAGTACCAAACGCAGATGGGGATTACGCTATACACCCTTTCTTTCAGGAAGCTATGATAGCTTGGTTGAACTGGCAAGACAGTATAGGCAACGCCCGTAAGGGAAAAGGCGAAAGACAATTAAATCAACGAGATTTTGACGTGCAATATCTCAACGCAAGGAAATCACTTCATCCATTCAATCCAAGTGACCTTTATAATGTTAGCAGGCAGGGCGATAGGATGGCGCCCAAAAGCTAATGGCTATACTCAAGGATATTAAATTCTTTCAGGGTGGTTCTATGAACTCCGACGATGCCATAGAGTACCGCCCAAAAAATGATTACTTTCCCGCCTACAATATTCGCACTACAGGTACAGAAAGTTTAGAAGAAGGATACATAACTAATATTGAATCCAACGCATCCGTAGCAGCATCGGTACTCCCCGGAATATCGCTTTGTATCGGTTCGGCAGGTTTTGAATCAGCACGTATCGGTTTGGAGTTTATTTACAATTCTGCAAGCCACAACACGATAAACAGCATTAACTACGACACTAACGAAATAACTGAAATTGACATACACTTTTGGCCTTTAAACCCACAGCACTACGTAAATGATATTAAGTTAGTTAATAATGACTTTTTGCTTTTTAACGATAACTTCAATCCACCTGCCTACTGTAACTATAACAGACTTTTAGCCGGGCAAATAACAAGTTATAATCAACTGCTTTTAATACATAGGCAGCCATCGGTTATACCAACTGCTATATTTGGAAACGACCCGTCGCGAAACATCAATAACTTCAATAACAGGTTTTTTCAGTTTCGGTCAGAATACGTATTCCAAGACTACGAACAATCGGCTTATGGAAGCATTTCAGCATTATCTATACCCGCAGAAAGTGCCACGCCGGAGGGAACTACAGACGTAACCGTAAACAACAATCAAACCATACAATTTGACGCAGGCGATAGCACCGTAAAGCAAATCGTATTGGCAGCAAGGGAAAACGAGAATACAAACCTTTGGAAAAGCATATTAACGATTGATAGGTCAACTCTTGCAAGTTTACCATTGACTGTAAATATCCCTATTCAGCAGTATTTGGCCTATGACCCCGTTACTAATTTAATCAGCTTTGTTTTCTATAATGATGGGTTGTATGTAAATATTCCCGCTTTAATTACTGACCAACTGTATGATAACGTACCACAGCAGGCGGGTGCTTTAGAGATAGTCAACGGAAACCAAGTAATGCTTGGCGACATAACTACAGGTTATGATAGGCCGAATACACCAGTAAGTTTAAACAGCACCAACTACAACCCGAATTTAACCTCACCTACGGGAAATACATTCCCAATGAGCCGTACCATTATCAATTCGGGTCAGTCAGGAAGCGGTGAGGGGAATCACAAGAGGTTAGTTGTGATAGAATTTGGCGGTGTAGTTAGGCAGGGGGACTTTGTGACTATTATTTTAGTGGATATACGCAATAGTTCCAACATTCTTACTTATAATTTCGCAGCTTGTTCATTTGCAGAAAGCGGCGATACAAGGACATATATCATTGACAATGCACCTACAATTCCCAATACTTCGGTATATTTCCCTACCGATAATAACTCGATAGGTATTAATATTATCACGCCACCTTACTTTACCTTGCAGTCGTGCAGTATAACTTATTTTAATGCGGGAAGCGGTTTTTTTAAATCTATACACGCCCTAAAGGGCAACTCAAGCTATCAGGTAGCTTTGGCTCACTACGACTATTGGGGTAGGCCATTCCCGATACAAACCGACCCGACATATATCGTAAAAACCAATAGCTACGCACAAGCACACGGATTGACCTCTGAAATAAATTGGGCGCTATTGGCAGAAAATGCCCCGGTAGGAGCTTATACTTATCAGTGGTTGCTTTCCAAAAATAACACACACTTACAGTGGCTTGACGTTATGGTTTCCGTGTTGAATTATAACGGAACTTGGGACGCTCATACTAATATGACCACTATACGTGGTGGTGGTTCGGGGAGTCCGGCAGCCTTAACGCCAAATCAAAGCGGTGCAGGCTATGATATAGGAACGGTATACGAAATAAGCACCCCAAACCTAACTACCGACACTTCGCTTAACTTGGGTAATGGCGTTCAAACGTACAATACAGGGGATTATGTAGTAAATAACGGAACATATTGGTTTATACTTCCTGCATCCTATGGTAATTTAGTTACCACGACAGATTATTATTTTTACTTCAACTCGCTAAATGCCTTTAACGTCAAGAATAATTCATCTATACTTTCTTATGATTTTACAGAGGGTGACAGGTGTACCGTTTATTACTCGCAAACTCCGGGAGTAGGAAATCCGCCAACATGGTATGACGGAACGGTTCAACCGATAATCGACCTGCAAGTACAGTCGTATGATGCTGCTAACTTCCTGTTAAGGGTAAACGGACTGCCATCTGTGCCACCGTCTAACTTGGCTGGACTTGACATATTGGTAGAAGTTTATACGCCACAAAAACAAAGCCAATCTTTAACAGAAATAGCCTTTTTTGAAACAGGACAGGTATATAATATTGTTAACGGGCAGTACCAAACTTTAACAGGTGTTATTACACAGGGGGACAACTATTTTAAGACACGGGAAGTATCGGGAAGTATCGACCCTAATACCCTATATACTATCTTGGTAGAAGACCCTAATTATACCGACTTTTTCCCATCAAAATTTTACTCATACGGCAGACCCCGAACCTATAGCGACATTATGGGTCGTGTCGAACAAATCGCCTGCATCAACTATTCGCAATTATATGTGGTCGGTTCACAGGTAAACGGACTTACGACTTTTTACGCAGCCAATATTTACGGGCAATCAGGCGGTCAGACATCGGCAAACTTTGGTAATATTATTAAGTTAATTCAGATCAATAATGAATTGGTCTGCATACAAAAGTTAAATCACGGCTCAATACCTGTTTATATCAGTATCATTGAAGACCAAGCCGAGCAGCAGAATGTAGCTATCAGTGAGTTTATTTTGAATAACATTCGCTACACGCAAGGTAAACATATTGGCATAGGTAACGGGGTGCGCTCCGTAGCGGTTTATAATAATATTATTTACTGGATTGACGAAAACAGGAACGAACCCGTAAGGTGGGCGGGTGATGGCTGTATCCCTATTAGCGGGAAAATGTCAAAGTATTTCCGGCAAACCCTACAGGCAGCTTACGCAGCAGGTTTTCAGCCGATAGGGTGGTATGACATCTATAACGATGAGTACGTTATTTCTATCCCACAACCGGGCGGCATTGTAATGAATATTGCTTTCAGTCCCGCAAACTGGCAGTATCAATCGCAGTTCAGCGTATTACCCGCAGACATAACTATTATTACTAACCCACTTCATTCAAGCCCGTCTTATAACGATATTACGGGCATTGTAGTAGTAACACCGTCAACTAACTACGTGGGTAACGATAGCTTTCAGTTTAGTTTCCCCGGAAGCCCATCGGTACGCACCGCATGTTACAACTGGATAACCGGAAGCGGCAGTGTAAATGCTTTTTACTTCACTCCGTTAACTGGCGCGCCATTAAGCACTTTAGAGCAAAGTAACACGATTTCGGTAACTGGAAACGATTATCCGGTTCCAATAAGTATCACAGGCGACCCCGGATTTGCTTATTCAGTTAATGGCGGTGCTTTCACATCTTCACCGGGAATAGTAAATAACGGTGATATTGTACAGGTAGAAGTAACCAGTTCGGGTAGCTTAAACACCGGGACAAGCTGTACCCTTACAATTGATGGACAAAGCGCAAGCTATATTGTCACAACTACGGGAGCAGGGCACTTAACAGCGTCAGCACGGTACGGAATAACAATCATAGATATTTCTAACGGTAGTGCCACAATAGCACCGTCAGCACCGGGAACAATAAACCTTGTGCCAAATAATTCACATGCGTATGTTTATTCTACTATAAGTGGTGGAACAATAAATGTCACGATAAGCGGAGAACCGGGAGTTATTCCGGGTCATGTGGCTTTATTCTTAGAGGTAGCAGGCGTGGTAGTTGACCAACAAACTATAATAGGCAGTAAATCATTATATCAATTAAATTTGGGTTCTATGGCAACAGACCCGACATTGGTGGTTATAGGTATAGCAACTTTTTAAAATGAGCTTCACAGCGTTTGAAAATAACCGTATTATATTTTCACTTGTAGATTTGGCAACAACTACGGGATGGTCGCCAAATGCAGACGGTTCAGCGAGCCATGACAGTTGTAATGATGGCAACCTATATTTGCTAAATACAACGCTTATAATAGGGCAAAGATACCGTTGGACATATTACCTTAACTCAATTAGTTCGGGATACGTACAGGCAAGCATAGGCGCTCAACAGACCATTGTAGGATTTATTGACGAAACAGGAATAGCCACATCAACACAATTTTGGTTTTACTCTAACGGGACGCTTAATATAAGTGATTTCAATATTGTACTTGATGTTATTGAAGAAAGTCCATATCAGCAAAACACCATAGCCCTTTCTGAAAAGTTAGGCAAGTGGACATCGTTCTATTCTTTTATTCCTGATAATGCTTTCTCTATATTTACAAGGACATACAGCACTTTTAGGGGGCAAACCTATTTCCACGAAGCAAACACGCCTGACAGGTGTAACTTTTACGGTGTACAATACCCTGCTACAATATGGTTTTCAACTAATCAGCAGCCAAGTATATCGAAAACATTTCTCACTATTAACTACCAAGCAAATCAGCTTTTAGTAACGCCAAGTTTAGGAATAAACACTTCTACAGGGCAAAAAAGCGAACTGATAAACGTAGATTTTGAGCAACAGGTATTAACAGACGGAGCGATAACGGTGATAGGTTACGAAGTAGAAGGGCTTTATAAAGGAAGTTTTATGCGGGAGTTCCCTGACTTGGTTAATGGAAATCCATTGAAAGGCAATTATTTAACTATGGGGCTTGAAACAACAGCACCAAGCGGTATTTTAGTCCTGTTTACAACCGAAGTAAGTTATAACCATTCTTATCAAAATATTCGTTAGTGTAACTTTTTGTTATATCGTGTAAAAAATATTTATATTTATATCCAAAATGGAAGAAGTAGCCACTTTATCATACGAACAACTCATAGCCGAAGTCAAAAAGGAAATGGTTTTTATGGGTTTGTCTGATTTTCCTACTTACGACCTTTTCACACCGGGACTTTATGTACGGACGGTTCATATACCCGCAGGCAGTTTTGTTATTTCAGAGAAGCATAAAACCATACACCCATACATGCTATCACAAGGGAGTATAAAGATATTTACAGAGGATGGCGGTGTTGAAGTGCTGCATGCTCCCTACATGGGCATAACCAAACCGGGAGTACGGTTTGCAGAGAGCATAAGTGACGTGATATGGAGTACTTTTCATTCTACTAAGGTTATGCCAAAGGATGATAGCGAAAAAGAAATGGTAATAGCCCGTAAAAAGGTTAGAAAAAGAACAATAATTGAAGATAAATCATTGAAAGTGAGGAACTTACGTTGAGTTGGGTCGCAGTCGGAGTTACCGCAGTTAGCGGAGCCATAAAAATCGGGGAGGGCATAAGTCAAAATTCAAAAGCCAATGCTATTGAAAAAAGTAACCCATATCCAACAGAAGGAGTGCAGCAAGAGTACAGTCAAAACGTAAACACCGCGCAGCAGTTAGCTAATCAAGGTATAGCAGCCCCGGCATATAATAATCAATCGCAGGCTATTCAGCAAAACCAAGCAGGTGCTTTACAAACATTATCCCGTTCCGCTAATCCGGGTGCAAATTTGGCGAGTATAGTACGTCAGGGCGACCAAGCAACAAATAATTTAAACGCACAAGACGCATTAGCACGAAATAGAAACATGCTTAACCTTTTACAGCAACGCTCTATTTTGGCACAACAAAAAGACAAAGCATGGGATTGGAACTTTCAGCAAAAGTATTTGGGTAATTTGGCTAAATCACAGGCGTTACGAGGTTCGGCAAATGCTAATATCAATTCGGGTGTCAATGACTTTGCAGGCGGTGGATTAGCAGCAAGCAGGATGGGTGCATTTAATGGTAGTGGTTCTGTAGCTGACGCACCCGATGGTTCATCAATAAGCGCACAAGGCGGTACAGATTCAGGCATGGGTCAACCGGGTTTTAATCCATACGGTTCAAATGGTCAGGGCTTAACATCGACACTGTAATGGCAGAGATACAACCAAATTGGGGACAAATTTACGCTGACGGGCGCGGCCAAGCCCACGTATGGCAAGGCAACCCCGGACTTGATGACTTAAATAAACGCTATGCTACCCAACAACAGCAGCAGGCGACCAATGTAGCTGATTTTACTAAGGAACTTGCTAAACTAAACTTCAACGGCTCACGTGATGCCGATATGCCCGTATTGCATAACGATTACGGCAACATATTAAAAACATTTCAGCAGTACCGTTCCGAAACGGACCCCAAAAAGCAACAGGCATTAAACCTGCAAATGCGCCAAATGCAGAATGAATTTTTATACAAGGCGCAACAGAGCAAACAGGAAAACGACGAATACCACAAAGATGCCGCTTTAGCCCACAATCCTAACGTAGATTTGGATGATAGTTTTTGGAAAGATATGCCTGAAAGGGCAAAAGTATCCACATTTGACCCGAAGTACAATGACTTTAAAAACAAGCAATACCTTGTCCCAAAAAGCGACCCCATTAAAGATGCGCAGGAAATTGTTAAAAATATTTCAGGAACAACTACAACTACTGAACAAAGGTATAATAGGGCTACTGGACGGATGGAAAACGTAGCTACCACAGCTACAGAAATTCCACAGGATAAATTCATGAAAGCATGGGTTCAGTCACATACAGGCGACCCTAATAAAGTTAAAACGGCTATAAGGGAAACGGGGATACAAGACCCTGCACAGGCTGTTTTGGTACAGGGTCAAAGAATGTACGATGCCGTAAGCGGTGGCGGTAAGAATAGCCAAAAGGTAACAGGCGCAGGCATGACTATGGGTAATTTAGAAGCCCTTCAAGCTAACGCAGCACGTTTAAGGTCATTATACCCCACTTTCGGACAAGCGCAAAACCTGACTCCTATTTATAGGCAAAAATGGGTAAATGATATGCTTACAGGCGTACATGATAGCGGTGAGGCATTAAAAGCTAAGTTAGCCGCAGACCCGACCTATGATGGTACTTTGGATATAGGAAAACACCCAGATGGTAAACTGGAATTTAACGTACCGCCAAAAAGGGAATGGGACGCCACTAATCAGGAATGGAAACAAAAAGCGCCTGCAAGAAAGGTTATTATTGACCCAAAAGACCCCAACGCCAAAGTAAAGTTAAATGAACTTACCAATGAGTTAACAGGGGAGAAAGTAGATATTTCTGCTTTACAGACACAGGGCGGTAAAAAGCACGTATTACAGGTACAAAGCGAAGCAGAATATAACAAACTACCAAAAGGTACGCAATATATCGGCCCTGATGGTAAAACATACATAAAGAAATAATGGGGCAGTTTAATTGGACACCACCCGCTACGGATGAGGTTGTTACTCCACAAAAGAGTACATGGAAACCACCTGCATCTGATGTTTTGGTAGATTCAAAAAAAAAAGTAGATACTACACCCGCCTCATCGGTTGGCTCAAAGCCTTCCCCATCCCAAGATTTTAACCTTTATCAGCAATTACCGCCCGAAATAAGGGAAAAAGTTGACCAGTACAAACAAATAGCAGCACAAAAGCCAAAAGACCTATTAAGGAAAGCTACACCCGATGAAATTAAGCAGCAACACGCTATGGATAGTACGTTGGGTAAGGTGATGAAATCAGGTGCTTATGTAACCTCGCAAGCCTTAAAAGGTGGTACGCAAGTTCTTAAAGGCGGGGCATGGGTACTTAATCACTTAAACACAAGTTTATCCGATACGCAAATTATACCTGACAAGGCTTTTAAACCTGTAGATAAATTTACCGATTTAGGCGTTACTCCCGGTCAAAAATCACAGATTGAAGATACTAAATCTTTGGGCATGGGTGCTACCAAAACTTTGGGTATGTTGGCTAATATCGCCCCGGCAGCAGTTGGGGGCGAATATGCCGAACTACCAAAAACCATGTTCGCATTACAAGGATTTGGTCAGGGTCAGGAAACTATGGACGAAGTTGACCCCGACCACAAATTAAATCCTTTAGTCAGGGATGCCTACATAGGTGGTACGGGGGCTTTGAACGGGTTAATATTCGCTGATAAAAACGTAGGTCTTTTCGGAAAAGCATCGGCAGAAGTACAGGACAAAATCGTACAGGGCATTGTTACAGATGCTTTAAAGGAAACGGTAGATAAAAATCTTACACAGAATGGCTTTAAAACCGTTTTAAACGACACCAAAGACAAATTCATTGATAAGTTAGGCGAACTGATACCTAAATACGGTGAAGCCACATCAAAAGCAGCAGTTGACCTTTCTGCTTTGCAGGCAGGACAGGCAGTATTAAAAGGTGGCGTTGACTTAGCTTCGGATAGGCCAGTTTTTAATCAGACCATTGGTGGTGCTATTCAGGATATTAGTGATGCTGTATTAAAGCAAGCACCCTTATTCGGCACAATAGGACTACTACATGCTAATGATGCTGAAAAGGAAAAATACGACCTAGGCAGCAAAATAGCTGATTTGGATAATGATATTAAAAAGTATTCGGAAAAAACCGATGACCCTGTTAAAAATGCCGAAAACGAAATAAATTTAGAACAGGCAGAAAAAGACAGGGAAGAACTGAACAATCAACTTAAAAACGTAATTTTAAAACAAAAAGGCAATGAAAAAGACAAATCCAAAAGCGAAGATCACCAAGAAGAAAATGGGCGACCCGGACAGCAAGTGGCAGAACGACCCGAAGAAGGGCAAAGCAGCCAAAGCGAAGAAGGGCGGACACAAGAAAAACCTGATGTAAACAAATCGGGGGAAGCATCGGCTGAACCCGATTTAAAAGAACAAGACAATGCCGTTGAAAAAGGGAAAATCGAAGAAAACGATAGCGAACAACATATCGGAGTTCCACAAGGGGAAAACATTCCAAAAGACGAAGAAAAAGTTCGGGAAGAAAAAAGCCAACAAACAGGCGATAGCGGTAGCGTTCAGTCAAGCGAGGAAAAGTTAACTGGTATCACTAACTCCAAAGTTGAAGCAGAACGTGGCGAAGATGTGCCGCGTCAGAAAAAGAAATTAGCCGATGTTGACAAAGAGGGCAAACGCCTTATTGATAGCGGTGAACTTGACCCCGAAAAAATTTCCAAAGATATCGTCAAAGGAAAGGTAGTAGCTACCGAGGAACAGCAGGCCGCCTTACGTTACCACAAGGCAAAACTTGAAAACAGGCAGGATGCGCTATTAAAGGATAGCGATGAACACCCCGAAAATGCCGCTGAAAATCATTTAGAGTTTGAGCGCACCGAAGCCTTGCTCGAAGAAAACCGTGCCGCTACCGAAGAAATAGGACGCAGGGCTGGCATCACGCTTCGTGACAGGCAGGAAATGCTTAAACGGGATTACTCCCGTGTTCGTATTTTAAACCGTGCCAAACAAGCTAACGGTGGTGAGGGGTTAAGTCCTGAACTTGAAAAGCAACTTACAGATGCTACCGCAAGGATAAAGCAACTTGAAAGTGACCTATCCGACCGTGAAGAACAGGTACGCAAACTACAGGAACAAGGCTCTGTCAATAAGGTAGGTGAAATAGCACGGAGGACGCGTAAAGAAGTTACCCGAACAAAATTAAGGGAAGAACGCGCTGAACTACTGGCTACATTACATACTATTGCCCGCAAGTCACTAAAAGATATTGGTGCAAATAAGATACCAGTTGAAATGATTGAGCCGTTAACCAAACTGGCTATTAATTATGTTCACGATGGTATTAATACTTTATCAATAGTGGTGGATAAGGTTTATAATGACCTGAAAGACCACATCGAGGGATTAAATCACAAAGATGTAGAGGAAGTTATCAAAGACGGTTTTGATAAAGCAATTAAAGAAGATAACGAGCGTAGGTTAGGAACAGCAAAAAAACGTGCCGAAACTAAACTCGCTGACCTTAAATCACAAAATGAAACAGGAACCATAGAAGAAAAAACTCAACGTAAACTACAAGTTGATAACGACTACCTTAAAATACGTGCCGACATCAACCGGGAGCAAGCAAAGATAAATAAGCAGATAGCGGAAATAGCGAATAGCAAAAAAGAGGTGGGCAGAAAAGTAGTTGACTTTGCTGTTAAGTGGGGTAGGTGGGCTAAACTTGCTTCTATAACCGTGTTGGGTAAACTGGCAGCAGCGGGATTAACTACTCTTTCCCTAAAAATACCGGAAGAACTTTTAGGTTCAGGTTATTCTAAATTACTGCCACGTCTTGCCGCAAAAGCAGACTTTGAAGCAGGAGCTAATTTAAAGGCATTAGCACGTTCCTACGCTACCGCAGCCACGCAGGGTATGAAAGACTCATTTGATGAATTAAGTCTTTCTAAAGGCGGTCAAAGCGATATATCGGCACTATATGGAAAGGAAGTAGCAGGAAGACTACCACCGGAAGCAGCAGACTTTTGGGGACACCTGCACTCTGCCATTAAAGCACCGTTCAAAAGAGCTATATTTGAATACTCTTACGCCAAAAGATTTGAAGCGGCGGCAAAGAAAGGACTTGACCCTCTTGACCCTACAATAGATGCCCAAAACAGGCTTAATGCTTATAAAGATGCTAACAGAGCTATATTTATGGGGGACAATAAACTTTCATCCGCTTACGAGGCCGCTATGCGTACTTTAGAAAACAGTAGTTCTACGGGGGCTAAAAACACAGCAGCCCTATTTCGTATTTTACTGCCTTTCGTTAAAGTTCCTACCAATATAGCCTTAGAGGGTTCGCGATATGCTTTCGGTTCATTATCTGCTCTTAAATTAGCCCGTGTAGGACTGTCTGACCTGACAAGACGTGCGGGTGCAGAAAAGTTAGCTTATTTCTTTCACAAGGGCATGGGTGAACTCAAACCGGAAGAAGCCGAACAAATACTTAATAATTTAAAAAAGGGTTCTATAGGTGGCGCGGCATTACTATTAGGATTTTATAACCCGCAGTCTTTTGGCGGTTTTTATCGCCCCGGAAAGCAAAAGAAAGGCCAACCGGAAGCGGGGGGAATAAGAGTATATGGGCAAGATGTACCACGATGGATGACAGAACACCCTATATTCTTAGCCATGCAGGTCGGGGCAACATTTAGGCAGGTATTAGACGCTCACAGAAGAAAACAGGACGGTATTGAGGCTGCAACTTTAGCAACTGCTTCCGGTCTTGCACAAGCCATACCTTTAGCTAACGGTGCTGACCAAATTTTAGGTGCTTTGGGAAGTACGGGGAAATTTGATAAATTAGTAGGAAATATAGTTAAGGGTGAAGTTGAGCCGGGTATCATTCAGCAGCTAGCAACGGTGACAGATACAAAAGACAAATCAACCTTTAGCATAAATCCTAAAAACCAACAAAAACGTGCCCCTGACAAGAAGCACGGACTTTTAAAATACGTTAAGGAAGACTTGGAAACAGGTATACCGGGATTAAGACAAAACGTAAAAAAAGGAAAATGATACCCGTTTGCGACTGTTTACCTAAAGGAGAGGGTTATGATGACCCCGAAGAAAAAATAGGGGATGAAGGAGATAGCGACGATTGGACATTTGATGATTTGGATGAAGATGAAATATATTTACTATAAAATATGAACGAAAAGGTTAATTTAAAGGAAAAGACGGTTTGTATATATGACCACGGGTTATTTTTGGAGTTTGGAATAACTATTTCCAAGTACTTTCAGAAGGTATATTATTTCACGCCGTGGGTTTCGCCTTTTCCAAAGAATAGCGGTGTTCTTATCGGTGATGGATTAGAAGATGAGGGGTTGTATCGAATAAATAACTTTTGGGATTACGTTGATGAGATTGATTTATTTATTTTTCCTGATTGCTATGATGCAGACATTCAGCTACATCTTGAAAGTTTAGGTAAACGTGTGTGGGGTTCAAGGGCATCTGATGAATTAGAACTTTTAAGGATGGAAACTAAAAAGCATCTTAAAAAGATTGGTTTACCTGTACAACCCGTTAGAGAAATAGAGGGATTGGAGAATTTAAGAAAGTATCTTCAAAAGAATGAAAACAAGTATATTAAGATTTCAACATACCGAGGTTGCTTCGAAACTTTTCACGCTTCCACCTATTTACTAACAGAGCCTATTTTAGATGAACTTGAAACTACTTTGGGCGCAAGTCAATCGGTAGTTAAGTTTATAGTGGAAGATGCTATAGACGGGGATGACGTAATTGAAACCGGCTGTGATATTTTTTCAATAGACGGAAATTACCCTGAAAAGTCACTCTTTGGTTATGAGCAAAAAGATGAGGGCTATTTTGCCTGTGTAAAAGAGTTGAAAGATATGTCCCCTATAATAACTGAATACCTTGAAAAAATATCCGACACTTTGCGTGAATATAAGTGCAGAAATTTCATGTCTACTGAAATCAGGGTCGGTTCTGATAAGGTATCGTACATGACTGATGCCTGCATGAGATTCGGCAGCCCCCCGTCAGAATTATTCCAAACCATGATAGACAATTTGGGTGAAATATTATGGCACGGAGCTATGGGTGCATTGGTAGAACCGGAGTATAATTGTAAGTATGGGGTGGAAGTACTGGTTCATTCAGATTGGGCTAATAATCACTGGCAGGCTTTATATATTGAACCACAGGTCAGAAAGTGGTGTAAGTTTAGAAACCTAACTAAAATTAACGATGTTTATTACATTGTTCCACAAGAGGGAGAATTGCCCGAAATAGGGGCTATCGTAGCTACCGGGGATTCTATCGAAGAATGTATCAAAAAGGTAAAAAAATACGCAGATGGTGTAAAAGGGTACAGGATAGATATAAAGTTAGGCGCTATAGAGGGCATGACAGAAGTTATGAAGAAGGGGGAGAAATTGGGTTTGAAATTTGATTAGCTTTTTTTTCTTTTAGTTTTTTAGCCTTATATTCCCTGTCGTATTTTCTATACCACTCTATGTTTTCTTGCTTATATTTTTTTACCCGTGCATTTACTTTATCTTTGTTCTGCTCGTAATATCTCTTACTACGCTCTTTTTCCTTTTCCGGGTTATTTTTATGGTAATTTTTGCCTCTTTCACTTTCAGCTTCAACACATAAATCACATCTGCATCCGTATAAATTATACATGGCAGAACTTCCGTGAACAGCTATAGGCATCCTTCCTTTTAGCCTTGCATCTAATGAATTATCCTCCGCTGTTCCTACCCAAAGGTGTTCAGGATTAACGCAACATGGATTGTCACAATGATGACAGACAAATTTTCCTTCCGGTATTTCCCCGACATAAAATTCGTAAGAAAACCTATGAGCCCTTACGTGATCGAATTTACCATATCCACCCTTATCCTTGCAAGCTACCCATTCCCAACAGCAGGTTTCTTGGTTGACAACATACTTTTCTGTAAACCTTTCTTCTGTAGATTTAAATCTTTGTAAATAGCGATTCATAACATTAAAAATCCCTATCGCCCGTTCCCGGCTTCGACTCGGTACTAAGGCAATAAGGACTTAAAAATATTTTCCTATGGGCAGCAAATTTCGAAGCTGGCTACTCTACTCAAATATACGAAAAAATATTTATTGTTAATTCTAACAATTATGTATATTTATAACGAAAAAATTTACGACAATGGCGATTTTGATTACAAGTCCCGCAGTGGGAAGCCTAAAAGTGACTAACACCTCTGCATCCCCGAGGTCATATTACCTTTGCAACAACCAAACGGTAAACGTTTATGGCGACCCTAACTATCAGCAGAATGTAATTATCGCCAATGAGTTGCAGCAGACTATATTTGAGGCAAAATTAACAGATATTTCAACAATAGGCGCAAGCGTACCCGCAGGTGGTTTTACCATTCAAAATGCGGTTGATGCCATCGCCTCTTTAATCATCCACTAAGATGTCAGTTGTAACCTCTGCTACCATAAGTCAAAGTGTAAACGGGTCGGTAATTAGTTTTACGGACACTTCAACTGGTCTAATAGCCCCTATTACCCGGTCGCTGATCGTTTACGACCCAAATGGTAACGTTTTGGCTGCACCTGTTTTTTCGGGTAACGTAGCCACTTTTGACATAACCTCAGACGCTTGGTTTTCTTTCGTAGAAACCATTACAGACGCCAATGGTGCCTATACACAGACTATTAATTATTTAAGCACAACTTTCTACCAAAACGCTTTCTCTAACGCTATAGCTTCTGTATCTGACTTTCAATCTGACTTTTTCGGTGTAGTAAGTAACCTTAACCTTTCCCAAGACTACTACCAAGCTGCTTTACGCTTCTTTATAGGGGGTTTCGGGGTTGCGGCTACCAATATGATTGTTCAAGCAAATTATTATTCCGTGACGCCCTACTATGCCTAGTCAATCCAACATACAAGCCACATTACTATCGGCAGCCTATAAAAACGCTTTGGCTGTACAAGCTAACTATAACTTTATTTTAATAGGCGGTCAACCACGTAACGAAGCATCTATTAATTTTATTTGTCTAAATATTGACGGGTTACAGTACCAGTTTGACTTAGGCAACTACAACACTTCAACAACTATTACTTTGTACGACAGGTTAAACCGTTACATAGGTTTTGACACAACGGCTAATTCACTTGACCCACACGCTCAAATACCGGGTACAGAAATAATTATTGTCAACCCCGCAGGTTATATATCCCCTGTAGACCCTATCAGTTGGAGCGACTTCGATGCAGATACCCAAAACCCCGATGGTAACAGGTCAATTTATTACAATTCTAATTGGAAAGGATTTAATCCTGTATTAACACTTACAAGCCCGGCAGAAACAGCTTTAAGGTTAGGTACGGATTATGTTTTAATAAGTTCCGGAGGCGTGCAACTTATCGTGGATTTGAGCGGAAATGGAAGTCCGGGCTTGGCTGACGGGCAAACGCTCCGAAGTTCCGCTTATCAGCAGGCATAGGCTAATCACTTCTAAATACAAACGAAGCCATTAACCCCAATATAAGCAATAGTATAATAGCAAAAAACGCCTGCGGGTGCATCACATAAGCATAGTATATTCCAAAAATAGACCACAGGATAACTAATGGTATTATTAATAAATGAATAGGAATATATTTAGCTCTTTTTAATTTTTTGACATGCCAGCTAATAGGCGCTACTGGCGATTCTTTAAAAACTATGTATTGAGTAGGGAAATACGTCTGTAATCCAAAATTTAAATCTTTCATATCAACAAGCGTGAGTTAACTCTTTATAACATTTCATCTTCCCCTAACCTGTATGTGACTGTTTGTTCATAAAACTTGTTTACAATGGTTTTGTATTTTCCGTGCGTTATCAAAAAGCTCCTCTAAGCACGAGCAGGGTATTTTGCTTGCTATTTCAATACACCATTTCATAGTTGGAACGGACATCATTGGCTGTTCTGACATCATCTGCCTGAATTGTTTTGGGTTAAATTCTTTATCAAAGTCTATTGTTGTATCATAAAGTCCCATATCTTATACCCCCTATCTTTCTACTTCACCCAAAGGCTTACTTATAGTATCGCCTTAATCCACACGAAGCAACTATGGTTCAAATTAACCAAGTAGGTTAAGTCGAATCTACCCTATTAACGGTTAATAGCCCCGCCTAAAAAACGGGGCTTTATTTTTGATAATTCAAAATGGTTTTTGTATATTTGAATTACGCAGAAATAGCGAAATCCTTTAAACTCCAATGAGAGCAAAATTTCAAACTAATTCAGTAACAGACTTCGGCTACGGTTCAAAAGAAGTAAAACTATCAGCCGTGTACGCAATGAGCGAAGAAAAGAACAAAGAGGATAACCAATTCTCAAAAGCAACCCCAAGCGGCGAAATCAGAATGATGATTAGCAACCCGGCTGCTTTAGACTTCATTCAGCCGGGTAAAAAGTATTACGTAGATTTTACGGAAGCCCCGGAATAATTGAAATTACAAGTACAAAAGTAAAGATAAGAGCGGTCTTAAAACAGCCGCTTTTTTGTTATAATAATTTTTGTGTACCTTTAAAGGCATGAAGTGGTTGTTTACTTTTCTTGCCCTAATTCCAGTACTTGCTTTTGGGCAACACGGTAATTACTGTGGAACTTACGCCACTACAGCACCCATTAACATTAACGGAGTATCAACAAGGGTCTACACAGGAATTACCATCACAGCTAACCCCGGCGCACCGTGTGTAAACATGCTAAATTGCGACCATATTTCATTTATAAACTGCATTTTTATCGGAAACCTTTCCCCTAACGGAGAGGTAGTAAGACGGGGTATATTAGGATTTAACTGTCACGATATTTTAATTCGCAACTGTAAATTCGTAACGGTATCAGAAGGGGTGTTATTAGAGTCCTACAGTGGGGCAAACGCTAATTTAGTAACCGATAGCTGCGTTTTCCAAAATATGTGCGCAAGCGGTACATCTGCTCACGCAATTCAATATAATTTAATCAATGGTGCAGGGGCTTTAATAACAAACAATGTTATTGAAAATTCGCCGGGTGTTTCTTCGCCCTCGGATGCTATCAGTTTTTTTAAATGCAACGGCACACCCTCGTCAAATATGATAGCCAGTAATAACCAAATCCGCGAAACCGGTACTTCTGCATACCTCATTTCGGCGGGTGGAATTTTGCTTGGTGACGGCGGCGGAAGCTACCAAAGTTGCGTAAATAACGTAGCCGTCAACACGGGTCATTTCCTATTTGGCATCGCTACTGGCACAAATATGACCGTAGCAAACAATGTAGGTTATCTTAAAGACCCGGTAGTATCAACGCCCCCGGTAGGCGTTCAGATAGCTAATGTAGTAACAGGCAGCACCTGCGCTAATATTACCGTGACAGGAAACAGGATTTACGCCTATAACACCAATAACAATACTTTAGTCCCTTATTGGATACCTGTAGCCCCATCAGTGAACGCCTGTAACCCAGTAACTAATTTTGGCAATGCTTGGAGTGATGTTACGGTGACACCTGCTATTTTACCAACTATTTTAATCCCAACCTGCTCGATACCCGCACCCTCAATAACTTTTAGCCCAAACACCTTTGTCTACTACATCAACGCTCCAATTAGTCCGGTTGTTCCGGTTAACGTTGGCGGGGCGGCAACAAGCTGGTCAATTTCACCATTACAGAGTCCCGGACTAAATTTCTCAACTACGTCAGGGACGCTTAGTGGCACTCCAATAGCCTTAAAGACAAAGACCGTGTACGTGGTAGCAGCCACAAATAGCACAGGGCAAAGCAGCACGAACCTCACCGTGACTGTAATAGACCACGCTCCTATAATAAGCTATTCCCCATCAACACAAATAGGCATTTTAGGAACGCCAATAACTACAATGACACCCATTGTAAGCACGTTAGGCGGAACGCCCGTATCTTATAGTGTAACACCTGCGTTGCCACCAAATTTAACTCTGAATACAACTACAGGAGTAATTTCGGGTACTGGAATTGCTTTGTCACCTGCCACTTCATATACCATACAAGCCTTTGACACGGGCGGCACAGGGACAGCAAGCGTCACATTGTCAATCGTGCCACCTGCCCCGGCAATCCCGAACATCAGCTTTAGTCCAAACACCTACACGCTTCCGGTAAATGTTTCGATAGTCCCAATTCAACCCATTAATATCGGCGGAGTAGCAGCAAGTTGGGGAATAAGCCCATCACCACCTACGGGAATTTCGTTTTCCACAAGTACCGGGATTTTGACCGGATTGCCTACCGTAACACAGGCTTCAACTTCTTACGATGTGAGCGCAACTAACATATCAGGAACAGCCCACACCACGTTGCATTTGGCTGTGGTATCAGTAACACCACCTGCGCCCGTACCATCGTATTCGCCAAGCACCATAACGTTAACTATAAACCAAAGCGCCATATTATTATCCCCATCTAATAGCGGAGGAGTAAGCACAAACTGGTCGGTATTACCTGCTTTGCCAAGCGGTTTGGTGCTATCAAGTACGACCGGGATAATATCAGGCGTTGGGACAGTATTAACACCCCCTACAAACTATATTATAAGCGCCACTAACGGAGGCGGCACAGGCACGGCCACCATAAATATCCAAATTGTACAGCAATCGTCGGGCAACCCCATAAGAGTTGGTGGGGCGGTGGCTAGATTTGAATAATAATTTTATTATATTTATCACATGAAACGTTGGCTACTCTTACTCACAATTTTACTACCAATCCTTGCATGGTCGCAACCAATCGTGCAACAAAATAAGACGCCAAGTTCGGGCGCTTCGGCAGGTAATCAATATTTTTCGTGGTATGGCGGCCTATATGGGGGTTATCTTGTGCTTCCTATCGGAAATAACGCGGTTATTAATCGTCAAGTTGGTATCGAGGGTCAGGTATACCTCCAAGTTTCAGACAGTACCATTCAGGTATTCCACAATGGCTCATTCATCCCCTTTGGGAAAGGCGGCTCAACAGCATCCATTTATTTCCTAAGAAAATTTTTCAACGGCCTCGGCACTTTTGCAAGCCCTATAGGATTAAATACAGACAGTATATACCCTTCTCAAACAGGAAATTCAGGCAAGTTTCTAACCACCAATGGCAGCACCGTTAGTTGGGCAAACACGCTCACAAGTGTAGCGTGGGGTTCAATAACAGGTACTTTATCAGCTCAAACAGACCTGCAAACAGCCTTAAACAGCAAGCAAAACGCTTTGGGGTATACGCCCGTTGATATAGCCGCACCGCAGTTACTAACCTCATCAACAACAGGATATATTTGGACAGCTACAGATGCTTTAGGACACGGGAATTGGGCGGCTGTCACCGGGACAGGTACGGTAACGTCTATCACTCCCGGCTTTGGCTTTACTTCAAACACCCCGATAACCACATCGGGAACTATGACCATTGATACCAATAAAATAGCTACCGCACCCGACGAGATATTAACAGGAATGGTTACGACCATGACCACCAATACCAACGCCCAAACATCGGCGGGCACGGCACGTATCAATCAAACTATATTTACCTACTCTTTAACCAACACTACCGTACCATCACAGGATGCTACGTTACGAAGATACTCTATTATTTCCGCAACGACATCTTCAACAATTGTTGTTACCAACGGTACGTTAGCTACAGACCCACAGATACCAAATGTTCCATCGGGAAACTTATTGGTTTCGATAATTTACATTCCATCGGTAGCAGACGGGGCAAGCACTACTTCAACAGGTGGAGGCGGTAAAGGAATACAGAGTTTAGCTTTTACCGCCCCAACATCGGTTTTTGCGGTTACGGGAAGCCCGGCTAATAAAGCTAATAGTGCAATTTCACTTTCTTTAAATACACAAACAGCGAATAAGGTATTTGCAAGCCCGTCAAGCGGTGGTGCTGCGGTTCCAACTTTTAGGGCGTTAGTAGCGGCTGATTTGCCAAGTTTAACTTCTGTTTACGTACCTTATTCAGGGGCTACAGGTGACGTTACCATTGGGGCGCACAATGTATCGGCTCAAAGCTATATCGTATCAAATACGGGCGGATTAGGCGTTATACAGCTACCTACTCAATCAGGAACGCCATCTAGTCCAAGTTCTGGAATACATGACATTTACACGAACACAGCAGGGCAGTTTTCTATTCTAGGAAGTAACGGAAACGCCTTAGCTTTCTCACGTGCTTTATTAACAGCAAGCCGGGTTTATTCATTTCCGGATAGTACCGGAACAATCGCTTTAGAAAGCAGGAAAATACCTAATGTAGGTTTGGTTAACAGTTCAATAACCCTCAATGGAAACTCCATTTCTTTAGGTGGCTCAAAAACACTAACGCTAGCTTCTTCTGATTTTGCCAATCAGGGCACCACACCACAAGTATTACATGGTAACGCATCGGGAAATCCATCATGGTCACAGGTTAGTTTATCAGCAGATGTTACCGGAAACCTGCCAGTAACTAATCTAAATTCCGGCACATCCGCATCCAGCACGACTTTTTGGAGGGGTGACGGCACTTGGGCAACTCCTGCTGGTGGTTCAACTGGTATAGGATTTGGAACTGCATCGGGAACTAATACCTATACCGTAACGATTACAGGCGTAGCGGCGTACACCGCAGGGGACACCTATAATATAATCTTTACCAACGCCAATACCAGTACGGCAGTAACGTTAAACATTAACTCGCTTGGCGCAAAAAATATCATTAGGGTCAATGGCTCTGTTACCGCTCCGACACTTATTTCCGGGGATATAGTCGCCGGAAACTTGGTGCAATTAGTATACGATGGAACTGTATTCGTAGCGACGCAAATTCCATACAACTCTTTTGTACAAACAGGCATATCTAATCCTCAAACAGCGTTTTTTAATATTAACGGAAGCACAGCGTCTACAATAGCTAATATATCTGTCACGACAGAATTAGGTATAGCTACTGGCGGTGATATTCAATTACACGGTACTAAACCGTGGTTTTTAGACGTAGAAACCGAAAATGGCTTTAACGGTGCTACTTTTTCAAGAAGTGGACAACCCTACTTTAAGTTTTACGATGGGGGTGTTTTACAAATGGGTAATGGCTCTACGGTTTATAACGCCCCGTGGAATATAAGTGGCAATAAAACAGCCCAAACGACGAATACTAACGTTTACCAATTTACTACCGTAACCGCAGGCTTGTATGATATACACGATTTTGCCAATATTACTTCTGTATCGGGCGGCACATTAGTTTTAACAGTTACCTATACTGATGAAAATAGCGCAAGCCAAACAGGTACTTTTTACATG